GAGAGATATAAACCTATTTTATCATAAATAACTTGCAAAAATCATAGTAGTATGGGAAATACATATAAACCGTTTACAAAATAATTCCACAAGTTAGTTTTAAGTTAGAACAAGTCCGGCGGAGGTGATACTCTTTCGGACTACAAATGTTTAATCAAATCGTGAGGCACACGGAAAAAACTGTATAGAGTCATGAAAGCTAGTTTTGAGGATGTAGTAAAAGCAACAGGAAAGAATTTTGAATGCGAACAGTCCATAAGCGGATACTACCGTCTTGTATGTGATGGGAAAATAATTTTAGACGACAGCGCTTGTGAAGATGTAAACGGAACTGAACAGGAAGCGAAAGATTTCTTTGCGGAATACCTGCTAGAATATGAAGTTCCGGAAGATAAAAAAGGATTCCGTTACGGATCATTTTTCTTGAAATGATAGTAATCATAATTTCCTGCCGCTGTGAAGCGAAGTTTTAAGTTAGAGCAAAGGCCGACGAAGAGTAATACTCCGCCGGCCTTCTTCATTTTTAAATTTAGATTTTATGAACAGAGAAAGAAGAAAACGAATTGGGAAATTGCAAGAATCATTAAGTGAAATACAAAGTGAATTGCAAAATGTACTTGACGAAGAACAGGAAGCCTTTGAAAATCTACCTGAGTCTTTCCAGGAATCCGAAAAAGGAGAGCGGATGCAAGAGTACATAGAATACATGGAAGAAGCCCTCTCAAGCATTGAAGAATCAATTGAAAGTTTAAACGAAATAGAGTAAAATTATGGACGGAACAACAATTTTCTCAGTTATCTTCGTCCTGCTTTTCGCAGGCTATCTGGTGGTAAGATACCGCCGCTACAACATTCATCGTGCACTGAATCTGCCGAAAAATCCTCCGCGTTACCCGGACAGTGCCATTAAATCGGCCAAGGAAATAGGTAAATTCCTGTTCACCCGTGCGGAGATTTGCGGAGTTCACTTCATGACGGCCGACAAAGATACGGGCGTTTCCTACGAAGCTATCCGCGACATCTCTCGGGGGAAAGACACGCACATAGTGAACTTCCTGCGCATGGCTCACTTCCTTGGCTGTGAGGTGGTGATACGGCAAATAGGTACGACCGACACCGAAGACCCGGCAACTACTCCGCAAGTGTATGAAGAAATGATTTCCAACATTGAAGAGGAAAACAGAAGATAAAAAAACATACACTTCAATTAATTGATATTCAGCACCGGTTCAGGCGTGAATCGGTGGTTTTTTGAATTTTAGGTACAATTTTAATACGATTCTTGCTTAAAATTGTTACATTTGCCATGCGAAAGAAAAACAATGAATTAACCATAAAAGCAGGGCAAATGATCTATACTAACCAACGACGCAGGGAGCTTAACAAAGCTCTGTTTTCTAAACTGCAAAATCCCCTTATTACTACGCTCGCCGAGGAAGGCGACTCACACATTTTTCTTGAACATCTGCCAAAGGATGCCGAGGAAATTCCCACAGACGACTGCCTGATGCGTAATGTGCCGCGAGGTGTGCTGCCGTGGAACCAGGTGATGCCGGTATTCATTCCTTCTATGTACAACGGGAAGAAAGCATATCTGGTGAACTACGTGAACAATTCACAGAAGAGCATACAGACGGCACTCGAAAAACTGAACACCTGCGGAATGTATTACATTCCCGGCATGACGCTGGAGAAAGGAGTGTATTATGGATGAATTTAAGAAGATGGCCATGCAGGGATGCCTTATCCTGATGGGCCTGGTACTGGTAGTAGGATTCTGCCTGTATGGAATCATTTGTCTTGTAAAACAATTTATCTGAAAACGGAATGGAAGAAAAAAGATATTACTACAAGGTGTCGCTATCGAACACGCATCGCGGACGCTGCATTCAGGAACTGATTGAGAAAGGGAATAGAGCGGTGGAAGCGGCCAACGAACTGGCTGCCAGTCTGGGTGCTGAATCGCGGACGGACCGTCCGGGACGGCTGTTCCCGGGAGTAGGAATCGGAAGCCTGAAGTTCCATAGAGTTCCCAACCTTTTTGCCTACCAGTTTATCGGTAAGGGAGAATATATCCCGAATATGCAGAACGAGAAAGGGCAGGAAATAGCACGTAAAATCATGGAACTGCCTGACGTGACCTCCGACGATTTCCGGGTGGCGTTTGGCATTCCCATAAACCGCCAGCACACTCCGCAGTGGTTTATCTACAACGGGAAGGCGTACTTGTGCAGCCGCTATCCGCTGGGCGAGGAATACGAAACCATCCTCCAGCAGGAGTTTGATTCAAAACGGAAGAAGGTATGAGTTACCAGGTGAATCTTTTCCGCAAGCCTCCGGTAATTGGTGAAGTGGTTTCGCGTGCGGAATACCGCGAAATACTTCTGGCACGCATGGCTGCCGGCGACCTATATGCGTCGGAAACGCTGGCCATGGTGCGAAAGGCCGACATGGCGCTGGATGTGCTTCGTGAAAAACCTATATACAAAAGAAAGAATGAATCCGTTTGATATTTTTCTGGTTGCTATATAGTACAGAAAAACATTAAAACTATTCAATAATATATTTGATATTTCATATTATAAGACTATATTTGTGATATGAAATCATCAAAGGTATTAAAGATATTAAATATTAGCAGGCAAACGCTTGTCAAATATGTAAAGAATGGCGATATACGTGTAGTGATGCAGACAAACAAGCAGTACGACTACAACGAAGAAGATGTATATCGAAAAGCCGGACTTTCTGAAAATCGTGTGAATGTGGTTTATGCGAGAGTTTCAACTCCTAAACAGAAAAGAGACCTTGAGAATCAGGCAGAAACTCTTATAAACTATTGTAATGCGAATGGGGTGAAAGTAGATAAAGTGTATAAGGATATAGCAAGCGGAATGAATTTTGACAGAAAACAATTCCGCTCGATGCTGGAAGATGTCTTGAATTATAGAATAAGCAGCATATACATTACGTACAAAGACCGTTTCAGCAGAATATCCTTTGATATGTTTGAACGTCTGTTTTTGGAGTACAACTGTAAGATTATTGTAATCAACAAAACCGAATCAACGACTGAAGATGATGAGAAGGAAATATTTTCCGACATCATTTCAATGCTCCACTGCTTTGCCATGAAGATGTATTCAAGGAGACGGAAAAAGAAAATGGAACTGATAAAGGAGGACTTGAAAAATGAACTTGATATATAGTTTTTACATACCGCAGACAGAGCAGCTTATAAACCTGTGCAAGGTTTCAAACAACCTCTACAATCAGGCTTTATACCTGTTCCGTCAGGCTCTAAAGAATGAAAACAAATGGCTGTGGTATGCCGATATGGACAAGCTGATGAAAGCTACACCCAACCTTGAGGGGGACATAAACTACAGATTTCTGAAAGCTCAGGTATCGCAGCAAATACTGAAAGTCCTGGATAAGAACGTGAAAGCATACTGTAAGGCTATTAAGGACTTTAAGGCACACCCGGCTAAATATAAGGCAATGCCGCAGCTCCCGTCTTTCAGAAAACGCGGTAGCCTGTTTAATCTGTATTATCCTAACCAATCGGCACAAATTAAGGACGGAAAAATCCGTCTTGCAAAAGACTTGTTTATTCCTATACCTCAATGGGATAAGTACAAGGAATGTATTCAGAATTTTCAGCAGGTGAGAGTACTTCCTTCCGGAAAGAAACTTAAAGTAGAGATAGTTTACCGTTACGAGATCAAAGAAGCAGATTTGGATAAATCAAAATATGCTTCAATAGATTTAGGAATAGACAACCTTGCAACAATGGTGACGGATAAAGGCAGCTTTCTTTACAGCGGAAAGTTCCTGAAATCATACAACAGAAACTTTAACCGTCAGCTTGCAAGTCTGCAAAGCATAAAGGACAAGCAAGGAATAAAGAAAGCTACAAAGCGGATGCAGAATCTTTATGAAAAGCGTGACAGATACTTTGAGGACGCATTTCACAAATACAGCCGCATGATAGTGAATCATCTTATAGAAAACAGAATAGGGAATTTAGTTGTAGGCTACAACACAGGCTGGAAACAGTCGGTAAACATCGGAAAGCGCAACAATCAGAAGTTCGTGCAGATTCCGTTTGCGAGACTGGCTTCCTATCTGAAATATAAATGCGAAATGGCTGGCATACGTTTCATAGAAAACGAAGAATCCTACACATCGAAGTGTGATGCGCTTGCAAAGGAAGAAATCGGGAAGCATGAATCTTATCTTGGGAAGAGGGTAAAACGTGGACTGTTCCGTTCTTCTACAGGCAGATACATCAACGCTGATGTGAACGGAGCAGTCAATATTTTGAGAAAAGTAGTCGGTGATTCTGATTGTATCAGTCAGATAATCGGTAGCGGGCGGTTGTTGCGTCCGATAAGGTACAGCAGTCCTTTCAGGGTTGCGTGACTTATGCAAAAAACAGAATAGATTTTAATAATTTGAATAGTTTTCACAACATGAGAAAGAAAAGAAGTATTTCGACATTTCTCAGGAAAGAATATTTTCAGCTCAGAAAGAAATTAATACCGCAAACGGGAAACTGATACAAGGAGATTTATTTAAGCCATGAACGTCTCCACCGACACAATAAACCACATATACCAGTATGCCACCTACCGCACAAACGAGCGTTGCGGAGAAACCGTAACCGTTCCGGGACTTACGGAAGGTGCGCATACTTTTTGCCGTAGCCGGCTGGAAGAAAAATATATGTTTGTGCTTTCGGCTGTGAAGGGTCTTCCTCGCGTGATGCGTTACAGCAATCGTCAGGAAGGTGCTCCATGGATTCTGGCACGCGGTCACGGAAGCCGGTACGAAGGAGCCACGCTCGATTCAGCCGAGCGCCTGTTGGTGATGGCCGTCGCGCTCGGTATTGTGCGTGTGATGAAACCATCCTGCGACTCGTGCGATGTGCCGAATGTGGTGATTGACGACGAACGACTGCGGAAAATGGAAATGATGCAGCCCAAACATTCCAGACGTTTTTCATTGTTGAACTGGTAAACCTTACTCTATGATCACACTCGCCAACCGGACCTACGTTCTATGCTTCGAACAGTCGTACACAGCGGCTGCACTCATGGAGTGGATTGAAGCAGGAAAAGAGCCCGAAATATCTATCCGGAATGCCAAAAAAGGAGTAGAACGAAGCGTCGTTTTTACCATAAAAGACAAAGATGGCATTTATCTATCACTTATTCAGCTCATTGCATCTGTCACATCAGCAAGAATCCATGTAAAATCGGAGGTTTTATGAAATTTAGCAACAATTTTAATGCGATTTCGGTTTAAAATTGTTACATTTGCCATGTCATACAATGACATGTTGGGTGATAAAAGGTATTTGTAAATTCAGGGTTCCGCATCCGTGCGGAGCCCTTTGTAAAACCTGAAATACATGGAAAAGAAAAACATAAAATGCTATAACTCCGGTAAAATAGGCGGTCTTTCCTACCTCCAGGCATACAAGAACTTTGAGAACGCAGATCAGGAGATTGCCGCGATGGGTTTCACTCCCGTAAATCCTATCATTCTCGGACTGAAACCATCGCGCCCGTACTGGATGCACATGGTGTGGGACATTCTGCTGCTTTCCCGTTGCGGTCACATCTACCTGCAGCAGAACTGGAAGTCAAGCCGTGGAGCAAGAATCGAGTTCAGGGTGGCGAAATTCCTGGGTATTCAGATATGGTTTCAGGGAAATCCTGGTGAAGAAAAAGTAAGTTGAATAAAATGGCTCCCGCGTGAAGTGCGTCGGCGCACGTTTTCCATAATGTTTAGTTTAAAAGTTTTGACAAATTCACATTTCAGGGGTTCGACTCCCCCGCGCGGGACTAAATCTTAAAAGAAATGACACTAGATGAAAAAATAGAATACTCCATTAACCTTCTTCGCAAGAGTGAAGAGATGGCATTGAGAATGGACCCAGAAAACGGATTTTATCTGGCGTTTTCTGGTGGGAAAGACTCCCAGGTCCTCTATCATCTTGCCGTACAGGGGGGGGTGAAATTCAAGGCTCACATGAACCTTACAAGCGTGGATCCACCTGAAGTTATACGTTTCGTAAAAAAGAACTATCCCGATGTGGAACTGATAAAACCACGCATGAGCATTTACGAAATGGCAAAGAAGAAAGGATGTCTTCCTACCCGGCTTGTGAGATGGTGCTGTGAAGAGTTTAAGGAAATGTCCGGTGCTGGGAAAGTCACTCTGATTGGAATACGAAAATCGGAGAGCACGAACCGGAAGAAAAGAAATGAAATTGAAACGGGAGACCGTAAATTCTCCGGAACATTTGACCAGTGGAGCGAGCATCAGGAAAAAATGGTGACATGTGTAAGTGGAAAAGATAAAATTCTGGTTTCTCCTATCCTTTACTGGACTGAAAAGGATGTATGGGACTACTTGAAACGAATGCACATTCCCTATTGCTCGTTGTATGACAAGGGGTATAAACGGATAGGATGTATCATGTGTCCCATGTCGAACTACAAACAGAATGTGCGAGAAATGAAAGATTTCCCGCATGTAGGGAAAAACTGGAGGAAAACAATTGAATGGTTGATCGAAAACAAATGGAAGGACAAACCGCTTTTGCAAGATCCTGATTTGGTCCTGAAATGGTGGATAAGCAAGAAGTCATTCAAAGAATTTTATTCAGACGAAGTGATGCAACAGAAATTAGAGTTTAAAGATTAAAAGAAACGATATGATAAACAAATGTACATTCATCGGTAATCTGGGGAAAGACCCCGATTATAAAGTGCTGGAAAGCGGACACAAGGTAGCAAGTTTCTCCATCGCCTGCAGCCGGAAAGTGAAAAACAAGGAAAATGGAGAGACAAAGGAATATACGGAATGGATTCCCATTGTGGCCTGGGACAATCTGGCCGAAATTATCAGCCAGCTGGCCCGCAAAGGTTCGCAGGTATATGTGGAAGGGGAGTTCCGCACACGAAGCTACGAGGCAGAAGGAACCGGAGAAAAACGCTATGTGTCCGAAATATGGACACGCGATTTCCGTCTGCTCGGGCGGAAGGCAGAATCATCGTCAGCTCCGCTTCCTACTTCGCCCGACGATTTCGGGAGTCAGTCAGCACCGGCTTCTGCTCCTTCACCCGCTCAGCCGGCACAAGCGGCCCCACAGCAGCCTACGCAGGGAACGCTTAATATGACTGACGAAAAGGATGATCTTCCTTTCTAATACGAACAGATTAATCATTTAGCGATATGAACGAATTTACAAACCCGGCAGGGAATCTGGGAAACAATCCTTTCTTGCAGGCTCCCTCCACCATTTCACCCATAAAGGGGAAAAGCTCTGAAGCAGGGCTTTCGGCTTCTATCAGCCGTCCGAAATCCATGATTCCCGTCACACGAAACCGGTTTGACCGCTACACTGCACAGCAGCGCATGGCCAGTGCAGACATTCTGAACGCCCACCTGCTCATGGTGGAAATCATGATGACCAATATCACTCAGAAATACATCTACGAAGTGGTTTCCTGCCTGAAGGAACGCGGACTGATGCGTCACAACATGAAGCGCAGGGCCAACGAACTGGTAAATCTGTCTAGTGACCTTATGAAGCGATGCAATGCGCACGATGCCATGCAGGTTCGTACCTTTACAGAAACCATCCACCCCGGGCTGTCCGGAAGTTTTATTAGGGGGGGCGGCACACTGACACAGAAGCTTCAGAACATCTTCTGGAAAACCTACGGAGAAAAAATCAACCTCATTTATTTTGCTACAAAGAATGCGCTCGACAAGTGCAACGTGCGCCAGAGCGACCTTGTATCGAACATGGAGATGGTGGCCATGATGTGTACCACCGGAATCGAGTTCTACGACTGCATGTGCCGGAAGGTGGACGGACTGCTCAACGGAGTAGGTAAGGTGAACCGGCAGAAAAGCCAGCACAACGAAAAGATGATGGCTGCGGTGAAAGATATGCTGCGTGAGATGGTGGGAAACATTGAAATACCCGATAAGGAGGGAACGGATGTGCGCACCTTGACCGCACAGTTCCAGATGGAGCTGGTGAAAGACGACCTGCTGAAACTGGTGGAGAGCGGAATCGTTTCGCTACAGGTAGAGTTTATAGAATACGTCATCGCCAGTCTGCGCATGAAGATGGCCGGAGAAGGGCTCTGCTTTCAGGACTACCGCACACTGATGGCACGCATGGGCACTAAGAACAACGTGCGTATGCTGCTGAATGAAATCGCTTCGATCCCTCTTCCTGAATCGGACGACTATGAGGTGTACGATGTCATGGAAATGCTGCCCGATGCAAAGGCAGAAGGCGAAAGCGTGATTGACAAGTTCCGTCACCTATGCCTGGAAGACCATATCCGCACAGTACCTGAAACAAACGAATCCATTACTCTCAGAAAGCTTCGTCAGGAAGTCTACCGCAATCACGGCACACTGAGTATGCTTACCCTACGCTATCTGTACAACGTGTTTGGCACAAAGAAGGCTATGGCAGAATACATAGCGCGTGCGGATGCCGACGTAATGGCGCGTACACTCCGTATGCTGAAAACGGTCAAAGTGAGTCAGCTTGCACTGAAAGACGGATGCCGCTACGAACTCAACCTCGGTCAGGGCGTGCGTGCCATGTATGAGATGCACGGATATACCCGCGAAAAGTTTGCGTCCATGACCGGTGTAGGTATCAACCGATTGCTGGAACTGGAAGCCATGGGCGACATTGCACGCTATCCCAATGCAGAGAAAGCCGTCGGTCCGCTTGTAATGGACGTGGGTAAGATGCTGGGTGCAGACCCCCGTTACGTGCTGTTTGCTTCCCTACGTGATACAAAAGAGAAAGGCACACTCCCGGAGGTTTATAAACGCCTTTTCCGCGAAATGGAGAAAGTATATAACGATAACAACGATAAATCAGAAGAAGATGGGAAAGAAGAAAAAGAAGATAAAAATTAATGCTGCGAAAGCTAAAGAAGCGATATGTAACTATATCAAAAACATATCTAAAGAACCGGGTGAAGGCGTATTTGCAAGCCATCCGTTTCTTCCGAGTGAATTTGAAAAGATGTACGTCGGAATATGTACGGATTTCAATAGCAAAGATTTTGACACATTGAAAGTCAGGGAACATTTAAGACTTCCACAGCTTGATTTCAGAAAAATAATAGGCAATAAACAGCCATCAGGAACTAAAATAGCAAAATATATGGACGGAGAAATTAAAGTATCAAAATTCAGTGTCGGTCAGGTAGTAAAGCTGAAAGATTACGACGCGCTTAAATTGGTGAATAATTCCCTCATTTATCATCTGGAAGAATATGATTTGGAACGTATTTCAGACGCTCAGGTTGCAATCTACAAAGTGCATAATACACGTCAACTCCACAAGTCCGGTAAGCCTGTATTCTGGTATGAGGTAGGTCAGTGGGGTCGGAACATAGCCGACGTTCCGGAAGATTTTTTGGAAGAACTGCCTGAACTGGTAAATATACCTTCTGATAACGACGAAGGAGAGAAACAACCGGAGAAACCCGCGCAAGAAACCGAGGAAGAAATGGTTGCGAAGTTTGAAGAGGTGCTGCACGAGCTGGTATCTTACGATAAAATGGCAGGTGGAGATCCTAATCTTTATCATATCAGAATAGGAAATTTGTTCAAGCCATGTTTTAAGGATGACATCACCTATTCAGACCGGATAGAAGGCTTACTGCATATTACAAGCATCGCCCGTGCTGCATATCAACACTATGCGGAAGTTACGCTTTCTATGGCCGAAATCAGTCAAGAACAGCTTTACACTTACCGCAAAAAGAATGCCGACTATGGAAACGCCTTTGAAAAGTCAATGGACGAAGACGGACTCCTGGTAGCCAAAATCCGCATTGGTGACAAAATTCGGAGAATAAATTCCCTGATTAAAAATAATGGTGAAGGACAGGTGAAGGACGAAAAGCTGGAAGATACTTATCTGGACCTGGCCAACTATTGCGTGATGACAATTCTTTGGATCAGAAAACAATATTCTAAATAAAACAACTATGGCAGTAAGTAATATCAGTAGAGACCACATCGCTATGGAAGCGATGAAGGTGCTCATGGAGAAAACAGTTTCAAACAATCTGACATTAAAAAACCGGATCAGACAATTCTTTGGCCTGAATCATAAGACATATACAGCATTTGACGAGAAGATGATAGCTAAATTATCATACAATATAGCCGATGCCATGATTGCCCAACGCGAAAAAATAATGGAGGACAAATTATGATGCACACATGGTTTGAAGGAAAAATCCGCTACGAAAAGGTAGCGGAAAACGGGATGAACAAGAAAGTGACAGAGCCCTATCTGGTAGATGCCCTGAGTTTCACCGAAGCTGAAGCACGTTTCATTGAGGAAGTAACCCCATTTATTACAGGAGAGTTTACCGTGACCGACATCAAGCGGGCCAACTACAGCGAGATATTTCCGTCCGAAGAGGAAGCTGCCGACAAGTGGTACAAATGCAAGCTGTACTTTATCACCATCGACGATAAAAGCGGTGCGGAGAAGAAGACAGCCACCAACATTCTGGTACAGGCTGCCGACCTTCGCGATGCGGTGAAGAAACTGGACGAAGGCATGAAAGGTACTATGGCCGATTACGTGATAGCTTCCGTAGCCGAAACCGCCATCATGGACGTATATCCGTATCAGGCAGAAGCCGAAGCGCAACCTGAGTTCGAGGAATATGACTATGAGAAATTGTCTGCGGCCGCTCGTGTATGCCACAACTTAGGAATCACAGAAAAGGGCGGAAAGAAATGTATCAATACTGACCCGATAAACGTGCTGAATATTCATTACGGTTACGGAAGCGGTCTGAAACTCATTCAGCAGCTTATCAACAAAGGCGTGCTGAAACGTGATGGAGACTACATTTCTGTGGTAGACAAACCGCTGGAAGAGTTCGACTGGTACATCAAAAAGAAAGAAGACGATGGAAAAGTGGAATAAGGCACTGGACATTCCGGTAGAGATACTTTTCAAGTACCTCTGCCGCGACTACCGGCGCGAACAGGCACGCACGGCGGAACTGGAGAAGAAGGTGCAAAAGCTTCAGGCAGAGTTGAACTATGAGCGGAACAACACGCCCACGGTGGAGAAATTGCAACGCCGGGTTTCATCGCTCCAAACAAAAGTACGCGAGCAGGAAGGAACCATCAAGGCAAGAAACCTTGCCATTAAGCGGTTGAAAGGTGAAATAGGTGGATAATTTATGTGGAACAGAAATAAAAAATATAGGGACTGGTTGCGTGCGCAGCTTGGATTCAAATATCAGGAAAGTATGTTCCCTGATGAAGAAGAATATCCGGAACTGAACGAAAAAAAAGTTCTGGAGGCCATACATGTTATTTCCGTTGCAAGCAAACTACCGGAGAATAGGATAAAAGAGGCTGTTATAAGACTTATCAATGAACAGCAAATTCTATTTATGGAATCCGTAAATAGTGTGGCTCAAGCGGTAAGTAAATTTAGTGATGCAACTGTTTTAGCCGCAGAATCACTTTCAAAGTATGCAGATAGTATTCTTAATACCCAGAAAGAAGGTCCGGAAAATTCACGCACTAATAATGTGCCGATATTCTTTATGAGTGATAAACCGATAGCTGTTGATCTGTGTTCCGACGAGATATTTAAAGAAAAGGATATTTATCTGGATAGTAATACATACGGGGAAGGATCATACACTGCTACAATAGAAATTCCATATACCACAGAGTTTGAGCGTTTCAGACAAAATATTGTAGACTCACAGATTCTTGTTGTCAGAAGGAATTATTACGACCAGGAAAGATATGAGAGCCAGCATGAGATAGCCAACCGAAACCGCCACACCTCACGCCATGTGCCGTTCTATTTCAGTATTGTCGGTCAGAACCGTCACGCTCCCCGGAAGGACGGTAAGAAGTACCATACAAAGTTTAACCGGAATGTGCGTCCGAAGGATACACACACAAACTTTAAGTTTTACAGATAAACCAAACCAAAACCACAAAAAGAAGAAAAATGAAAATAATCAAGACACACACAGGAAAGATTTATGTTGATACAGAAAAGAAGCTGGAATTTCTTACCGTGGGAGATTACGGAAAAGAAAACAATATCAAGGCCGATTTCTTGGGCCTGACCAAAGAAATAAACGGTGTGGCCAACACAGAAGTCGACTTGAGCAAGAAATGGGTGGCCACCATTTCTACACAGAAAGGATGCTCTATGAAATGTAAGTTCTGCGACGTACCCCGTTTCGGATTCCATGGTAACGCTTCGATGGATGAACTGGCCTATCAGATTAGAACCATCATTGAAAATGAATCGGTACTCCACACAGAAAGATTCAACGTACATTTCGCCAGAATGGGAGAGCCTACCTGGAATGAAAACGTACCGTCATTTGCTCTGCAGCTGAAAAGGCTCGTAAAGAGATGCGGACTAATGGCAGACACCGTTCATCCGGTTGTATCCACCATGCTGCCGAAAGCCAACAAACGGCTGAAAGATTTTATTCTTACCTGGTGCGACATTAAGAACGAGTTCTACCACGGAGAAGCCGGACTGCAGTTCTCTATCAATTCTACCGACGAAGCACAGCGAAACGAATTGTTTGACGGGAAGAGCCTTTCGCTTCAGGAAATTTCCGCATTGACCAAAGAACTTCCTATGCCGAAAGGAAGAAAATACACCCTGAATTTCCCGGTTACGGCACAAACCATTCTCGATGCAAATGAACTTTCTTCGCTGTTTGACAAAAAGAAGTTTATCGTAAAAATCACGCCGATTCATGAAACCAGCTCGGCCATTGAAAACGGTTTTGAAGTAACCGGATATTCCGATTACGATGTGTACCGCAAGTTCGAACAGCCGCTGCTGGAAGAAGGATGGGATGTCATCGTATTTGTTCCGTCGAAAGAAGAAGACTCCGATAGAATCACCTGCGGAAACGCATTAATCAGTGACAAGGAATGATACGCATATTGGTAGTAAATGGAAGCCCGCATAAGAATCGCTCATGCGGGAATGTGGCAAGGTTTATCAAACGGTTTTCCAAAGGGATGCAGGTAGATATTTTCTGGCTTGGAGAGCAGGTTGCACAGTGTGATGCGTGCCGGTCATGCAAGCGCGGAGGATTCTGCAAGACGGAAGACAGCGTGAACAACTTCGTGCGCATAGCCGGCAATTACGACGGATACCTCTTTGTGAGTCCGGTTTATTACGCAAGCATAAGCAGCCAGATGGATGCGTTTCTTACCCGTCTGTTCTATTCCAATCCAAAGCTGATGATGTATAAGCCGGTGGCAGGAATTACCGTGTCCAGAAGAAGCGGAAACACGTCGGCATTCAGCCGGATGAACATGTATTTCCTGATGCACTCCATGATTGTGGTCGGCTCGCAATACTGGAACGAGATTTACTGTAACGAAGATGGGGACTACAAGGAAGATGCCGAAGGTATGCAGACCATAGCCACTTTGATAGAGAACATGAAATATGTCATTGAAGGTCTTCTACCGTAGAAAAGCCTATAAAAAGAGGATTTATTCACACTAATTTTATCAGGTGAAAATTTACGCATAAACGGAATTATGTTTAATTAGTAAAAAAAATGGATAAACCTGAAGTAAAACGAAGAAAGAAAATCTGCACAAAGTGCGGAAGAAATTTATGGCTTCGTGAATTCTATAGGAACAGTAATGGAAAACTTTTCTCAGAATGTAAGGAATGCAACAAAAAGCGCAATATAGAACAATACAAGAAAACCCAAAAAGTCGCAGACGGAATATTCTACCACAAATCGTATGGAAGAATAATGGTTCACAATGGAAAATCTACTTGCATATTCTGGTCTCCTGCAATGATCAGTTACCTTCAGAAGCACTTCTCTACCACAAAAAATCAGGAATTGGCAGAAGTGCTTGGAGTGTCTTTACGTACAATCACTCGAAAGGCACGTAAGCTTCACTTATATAAAAATTCCGAGTGGCTTCAAGGAGTTTGGAATGAACACAGGCTTATAGCCCAGTCTGAGAGCAAGCGTAAGGGATATCCGGGATCGTTTAAACCCGGATGCACTGTTGGAAAATATTATTGGTTCAAGAAAAAAACTACATAAAAATATATGGAAAACGGAAACGTGGTAAAAAGAATCAGTCATCCTGTCGTTGCCGTAAATCCAAACGGAACAGTGGCTGGATATTTCAGTTCAATAAAAGAAGCAGCTGTAAAAAGTGGAAGAGGACGGCATGCCATATCACTGAGTTGTCGTAAAGGTTCTATATGCAAAGGATTCAAATGGTATTACGAAAAGGATTTCAGGAAATTATACAAGGAACAACGTATGGATGAACTGAAATTTTCCCCTGATCCAAACAGGGAAAAAGACTCTGGACATTATTGTAAAGGGCATAAGCAATATAAAAGATTTCAGGACTGGTCAAAAGAACTGCAAGAAAAGAGAAGAATTATTTCGAGAGAAAACTGTTTAAGGCTTATAAACGACCCTGATAGTAATTTTGGCCCACACCGCAAATCACCTCCTGGAATCTGCAAAAAAGTAATTGCATTGGGAACAGGAGAAGTGTATTATTCGGTAGCTGAATGTGCGAGAAAGAACGGAGTTGGACTGTCAGCGTTATTTGCTTCTTTAAGAAGAGGTACCAGGTGCGGAGGAAAAAAATATATGTTTTACTCTGTGTATGAAGAAGTGAACAAAAGACTAAAAGAAAAGGAAGTAATTTAGAAAACTACTTTTACATAAAAACATAAAAGTATAAATGTATGAAAAAGCAATCAAATAAAAACGGTTACGCCAAAGTATTGAAAGATAAGGTGGATGAAATTGCACTGGAATGTGGATTCTATAAAGAGTCAAACAATCCGGCGAACCTTTCGTCAAATTACCGTGACCCTGTGCTCCCGCTTCTAATTTCGTTCTATGCTACAACCGGGACCATCGGTATCAGTTACTGCAAAGAACCTTTCAAATGGTTCAAAGGATGCAAACAGGAAATGATAAAAGATATTTTTGAAAATCCATTAAACTACGTATAAGCCATGTCAGAACAGAAAACCATTAGTCAGGCGGTCAAAGAGGAGTTTCTGGATCTGACGCGCTGGGCCAACAACATGATCCGGCAGCTTCAGACCAACTTCGAGACACAGCATGTATGGCCGGGGGGATTCCCCGGTCCGTACATCGGGTACCGCAATACGCCGGCAGCTAAAAAAAGCACCGGGCAGGCTTACCGTCGAATGTATGCCAAGGTGTTCAACGGTGCCGGAGGTGACACAAAGAAGATTTCCTTCTTCTTCAACTATTACCTGTATTTCGTGGATATGGGTGTCGGTGCCGGACAGCCCATCGAAGATGTGGAACGCAGCAAGGATGCCCGTTTCAACCAGCTTTATCAGATATGGAAAGAAGAAGGCGACCGCCAGTCACGACCTATCATTGCCATGGAGGTTCGTCACCAGCTACGGCGACTGGAAGTTCTCGTGTCTTCCTATTATCAGGACTTCATCGAAAACGGCGTACTGGTTTCTTTTCAGGACGAGTTTAAACGAAGTAATTATAAATTCCGGATGAAATGATATGGGAAAACAAAGTCTACGCACGCCCCTACTCCATGTTTTTTGAAGATGTGGAACCTGGTATAAAGAGATTTACATTAATCAAACTAAAAAGAACCCCATGACAGAATTAAAAGAAATCATCGAAGAATGGGCCACGAAGTACAAGCCCATGCTTCATACGCCCGGAGAAACCGGAAATAACAAACGGTTTTTCCTTTTCGACAACATTGTAGCTATTCCCTCATTCATGAGCAAGCTGCCCGACGTGAAATCGCCTTGTGTGGGCTACGAATTTGCCCAGGACGGGACGATTAAAGGTGGTATGGACAAACCTGTGCACGTGATTTATTTCCTCGTTAAAACGGGAAATATGAATCCTACCGACAAGCAGCAGTCCTACGAAGCCATTCAGGAAGCGAAGATGCACATGCAGAAGTTTCTGGCATGGCTCCGTGAGCAGCAGGAAAAACGAAAAATTTTCCGGAACATAAATCTTGAAACGGAAGAGCTTCACTATTCTACCTACGGCCCTTTCCTTAACAACTGGTATGCGGTCTTCGTCGAACTGACCGATGTACAAAAAGTAGAGCTTTGCGTCGACACGAAGGACTATGTGGAGTGAAAATAAAATCCCGGGACGGTGCTTTTCGTTCCGGGATTTATTCGTTATTTTCTTACTTCATAAAGTAGTTTTACATCTTCACCAAAAGCTTCATTCAGGGCTAAAGATACGTCTTCTGAATGATTCTCACATATATACTCAGGAAAAATCTTTGTCGGTACAGAAACGGTAAGTGTATTATCCGAAAAAGAAATAAATCCAATATAGGCAAACCATCTTTGAAACGAAGTCTCTCCTACTCTTTCCCTGACAGATTTTATAAACTGATTCCATTCTGGACAATCTTTATCAGGAGCAAATGGAGTATCTGTATTTTGCTCTTCTTCCGTACCATTGAAAAGATCCATCTGTACAGGTTCGCTTTTTATTTCTTCCACTTTGGGTTCATGTTCATCCAGCCAGTTATTCAGCAATACCCACGCAAAGGAACATGGATTTTCTATGTCGTTACGTTTTTCCAGAATCTCTGAAATACGCTGTGTCTCCTTTATGAATCCTACACGAAGTTCAGGCAACAGACGTGCCTTAATTTTTCGTATATTAGCTGGAGTCTGCCGCAGAGTATTCTTCAAGTATTTTTCCATGTCGGCATCCTCTTTTCTTCTCTCCTTAGCTTTTTGCTCGTTTCCGGCCAGTTCAGTATAAAAAGCGCTTATATGAAACATTTGCGGATTACCGGCCTCTCCTACCCCTACTCTATCAACCTTTATCCAGAAATCTGAGTTTCCACTATCAGCAAGTTTTTTAAGTTCCTCTGTGGCAGGAGTAATGACTCGCTTATCCAAATCGGCATAGCGTTTATACTTAGGCTCCCGCTTTCCTTTGACCATAGTATATAGCTGAAAGAACTCACGGAAATCATCGAGTGATATATTAAAGCTGGTCCTTTTCCCCCGAATGGTATTCGATAAAGTGAGCACATACAAACGTACCGCATTCACATTGCTTGTCACGAAGGCAATACGTTTCAGATGATCATTATACCCCAGACGTATATCTACCATTTTATCAAGCACAGATCTTACCATGCCTATCTTAAAGTCTTTCACGTATCTTTCGTCCGCTCTCGTGTCAATACTGAATGCAGCGGTAGTCTTCTCCCTTTCTATTCCTTTATCGTCTATATAGGGAACTTTTACGGTAATTCCTACCAGCCTGTCAAGACTTGCTTTCGCACGCTTATAGAATCCAGGGCTTATGCCAAGGCTTTCCATGGGGATAGTAAAGCAGAACTCCCCGTCACGGTCTATATGCTGTTTGGCCTGCGGAAGGTCGAACAGAGAAAGTTTCTTGTCGAAGTTATTATTATTATAAACATTCAGAAGCTCAAGCACCAGTGGCTCCATTTTTTCCATAAGACAGGCAAATGCACGGAGCTGTATTATATCCATCCGGTACTGAAGGCTGGATAAGGAGCGCGGCTGACGTACATAATCCTCCCGCTCAAAGGGAATAAGATTCATCCCCGGATATTTTTTCTCAGAAGCTTTCCTCGCCATAATCCTCTCCCTTTATTTCAATGTACAACTTATTACCGCAGTGTGGACATTTTAAAGCAGGAACTGTCTCTACGGTTTTCCGGTGGACAAATAGTTCACTTATTTCTACATCCAGTGCTCCAGCAATCTTTTCAAGGGAGGAAACGGAAGGATTCCCTGTCATGTATCTGTTCAGGGTGACAGCAGAAACCCCAATTTTCTGGGCTAAATCCTTCTGCGTCATGTTCCGTTCTTTCAGAAGTTCTTTAATACGATATTGTGCCATTATTACTATAATTAAAAGATTCAACATCGCAAATATATGCAGATATAAGCATATAAGCAAATTATTTGCAACGAAATTATCATAAATATTAAATTCGCTATTCACATAATATAGCTTTATGAAGATGAAGTGAACTACTTGTCCACTAAAAACGCATAAGATACTTACCAGAATGGATAAAAGTGAACTACTTGTCTATTATGAAGTGAACTACATGTCCACTAATAAAAAAGTGAACTATATGTCTATTTTAAAGTGAACTACTTGTCTACTTTAGGTTATAAAATGAACTACGTGTCCACTAAAAATGAACTATATGTCTATTCAGAATGAACTACCCGTCCACTGAAAGTGAACTATATGTCTATTGAAAATGAACTACATGTCCACTGAATATATAACAAAATACTGATTTACAATAAGATTACAGCTTGCGTATTTATATATTCATATACTATAGAAATAAAATAATATCGAGCGATGATTTTTTCTTTTTCTGAAAGTATGGATACAAAAATAAAAGGAAGCACATCCTAATGGCCAGACGCACTCCCTTTCTGCCAAAAATGGCGTTGTTGAATCTGTACGCAAAGGTATAAAATTTACAATAAAAATCCATCAAAACCGGAAACGAAACTCCGGACGTGCGTTAATTATGGTATAAACTTAAAACTAAACAACATGAATTTGTCGAAAATCATTTGCATGGCTGCCATCCTGATTATGGCGGCTTGCAGCAAGGAAAACATCGTCCGTCCGACGGATATGGAGCAGACGAGTGAGAAAACGTGCAGGGTGTCTTTCCTTCCGGTGTTTATGGAAATCGGACAGGGAGACATCAACCAGTGGAATAATTCACGTGCCGGCACGCTGGCAGAGCTGGCCACTACCCTCTCCTATTGGGATTACATGGACGGCGAGCAGATGCAGGCGGACACCGTTTCGCTTCCTTCTCCCCTTACCCTGAACATGAAGTATGGAGCGCATCATGTGTACTTCCTGGCTCACAGCAGTATCGGAGGAAGTATGGAAGGCATGAAATATACTCCTGAGAAAGTAACAGAGACTTTCTGGCAGGATTTTTCTCTTCAAGTGGACGAGAATATGGCTTCGAGTCAGGAACTGCAAATGAAGCGCGTAGTAAGCCGTGCCATGATTACCGTGAAAGATGCGTTCCCTGCCTCTGTGAAATCGGCACGGATGACGGTAGGCGGTCATCTTCGCACGCTGGATGTGACTACCGGTAACGGTGACGCAGATTCCGCATCCGACTATACGATTACCTGGGAGATAGGCGAAGAGTATGCAGGCCGTAGCGGGCTTTATTTCTCCGTGTTTACTTTCACTCCTACCGAGTCGGAAGAATTTGATGTGACGCTGAAAATAGAGGCTTTGGGAGCCGACGGGAAAATGCTTTATGGTGCACAGGCTTCCGGCGTTCCGCTTCTGAGGAACCGGTGCACAAACGCCATCTGCCGTCTGTTCAGTGGAAATACGGGAATCACTTTTTCTGATCCGGACGACTGGAATCCGGCCATCGAGATAGAAATGTGACATCATTCAAAAAGCGAAGGGCAGAGAAGCGTGTGCTCCCCTGCCCTTTCGGTGTATGAATTGTGCGGAATTATTTCCCCACGATGTCTTTGTAGTATTTGTCAAGAAACTCCTGCGCGGCTACGTTCAGCAGGTCGATGACCGACACAAAGGCATCTTTCTTTTCCTTGTTACGGCCTTTGTTCATGCGTTTCTTAATATCTTCCAGCTTCTCCAGCATGTCTTCGTCCAGATAGACATTCCGCATGATGCGTCCCTCTTTTTCATCTTTTCTAATTCTTTTCCGAATGCCGTTTATTTTCCGTTCTACTGCGGGTGATTCGCTTTTCACGGATTCTTTATCGGGCGCAGCTTCTTGTTCCGGACGGATGTTTTCCTCTTCCTGGTTATTTGCTTCAACGCATGAGTTTTCAGCAGTGAAGGTAGAAGGAGATTCTTCCGTCTTTTCTTCTGCCTTTTCCTGAGTCGCAGCACTCTCCTCCCCTGCCTTCTCCGCGTTGGCGCGTGCTTCCTCAATGCCCTGCCGAGCATCAAGCATTGTTTCATTCAGGTTGAATCGTTGTTTAGCCATAATCGTGGGTTTTACTGGTTATCTAATCGTGATAGAATCTCTTTTGCCAGCTCCATGTAGTCGGCAGCTCCCGTGCAGTTTGGCGCAAAATCGAACACGTTCATGCGCTGCGCAGGCGATTCGGCCAGCTGAATATTTGTGCGGATGGTGGTATTGAACACCTTCCCAGGGAAATTCTGATTCATCTGTTCGTATGCCTGACGGTGAAGCGACAGACGCTTGTCGTAGCGTGACATGATGTAACCAAGGATTTCAAGTTTGGGATTCACCAGCTTTTTGATTTCCTCGTATTTTGCGGTAATCAGGCCCATTCCGTCCAGTGCAAATACTTCGCAGTTGATAGGAATCAGCAGGTAGTCAGAAGCCACCATTGCATTGATAGAAACCAGTCCGTAGTTCGGAGGGCAGTCAATCAGGATAAAATCATAGTGTCTTTGCAGTTCGTCCAGCATCATGCGCAGGATGTATTCGCGTCCGGTACGGCTCACCAGTTCCTGTTCGCACTGGTATAAGTTCGGGCGTGAAGGAATGAAGTCGAAGCTTTCTTCGTTTTCATTTTCACAGAACACACATTCCATGATGCTGGCATTTCCGGACATGGCTTCGTAAAGGGTTTTACCATCCTTTTCCGTAGCCAGACGGAATCCCATCATTTTCGATGCGTTACCCTGTGCGTCGGCATCTATTACCAGCACACGTTTACCAAGAGAATGTAAGGCTTTCGCCAGATTGACGGTGGTAGTGGTCTTCCCTACTCCACCCTTAAAGTTGAATGAAGAAATTGTAATTGCCATATCAAATGCTTTTGTTTTATTACACCGCAAAGATAGTCGTTTTTTTTCATTTCCGCCATAAATACAGAAATATTTTTATGCAAAAATGTAAATATTCAAATGTGCAAACACATAAAAGTATTTTTGAATAAAAATATAAAAGCATTTTTGTGTGGATACATAAAATAATAATAGTATAAATGAATAAAAGCATAGAAACATAAAAACATAAAAGTATTTTTATATAAACATACTTTTGTGTGAAAATACAAAATGGATGATAGAAAGATGTTTTAGTACAAAATCATAGAAGTATGGACGTATAAAAGAATAATTGAGTAAAAGTATAAAAACATAAAAGTATAAAAGTATAAAAGTATGAAAAAGTAAAAGTATTTACATTCAAATATTCATATATGCAAAAGAATAATAATGTTTTAATACAAATGAATGAAAATATAAAAGCATGAAATAATAAAAGAGTAAAAGTATTTTTATATAAAAGCATAAAAGCATGTTTGAATAAAAGTATTGATTATAAATCAGATAATCAATTAGTTTCAAAGTTTGCTTATGTGCGGTAAAAACATTATATTTGCAAAGAATTGAGCATGAAAATGTTCTTTGTTTTATTACACCTGGATGGGGAACAGTGGTTCTTCATCCTTTTTCTTTTTGATATTCAGAGAAAATAGGATATATTTGCATTATCATGAGAAAAATAGTAACCATGTTATTGCACACGGTGGTGTGCACTTTATTCTTTATTTTGACAGAATTAAACTTACACAAAGTCCTATTTTCCTGTGAAGGAAGATGGAAGGATAATCGCACAAAGTAATGTTGTTTGATACAATCATTATCAGTGTTATGTTTACCGCACTTCCCTGTGAAGGGAGGTGCGTTTTTTTGTCCTTCATTACCATATTAACCTTGTATATCTTTGCATCAAAACAAACGCAAGATGAAGAAACCGACCAAACGTCTGCTCTGGACGGAGGCGTACAAGCTGATGAACGCTCGCACTCCGGACGGGAAAAACAAGCCGTTCGACATACGTTTTGTGTGTAAGGACGGAACGATAAGCGAATGTTACAACGTGCAGCGTGCCGTTTCGTACAACCGAGAAAAGGGATACCGTAAACTGGTAATGCCAAACGGAGATTTCCGTTACGTGTACGACGTACTTATTCTGCAGATTAACGACACAAAGATATTGGTTAAGTAGTTATATGGCGACAAACACAAAAAATACAAACCGTAAGAAGTCGAACCCGGGAATAAAGGAGTTCAGAGGAAAAGTGACTTCACTCGTAGACCGTGGATACCAGTATATCGGCATGGCCCGCGTGTCGGAAATCCCGTCTGTATCTTCCTCGGAAATGATGAAAGGGGGAGGGGCCATCGGCGGACTTCCCATTCAGGGCACGTTTGATATTTTCGACAGCCGGCAGTCAAACCCGGTGCCGGTCAGCAATGCCGGGACACCCGGTCTGGGTTACATTCCATGGGGACCGGGCAACATGCTGCCGAATACCATCTACAAGCTGGTTGGAAGTCTGCCGTACACGGCGACCGCCATCAAATATATTATCGACCTGACCGTAGGGCTCGGGCCACAGCTCATGTACAGATGGTCACGCTACGTAAACGGTACGGTAAAGACTGAACTGATTCCCTTCAAGGATGCCGGACTACTGATTCGTAACCGCATCATGGAGATTCAGGTACAGATTGACCAGCAGAAAGCAGAAAGCGGCGAAGAGCAGGGTGGGGGAGGTACAATCACCTGGTCGCAGGCCGTGTCCGGAGAGGAGCAAAAAGATACCGCACAGGTTGGAACACCGGAATACGAGCTGAGACAGCTTCGTGAAGACTATCGCACCTGGGAAGAAACTGACAAGGAATGGGACAAGTTCTGCGAAAATAACAATCTGGAACTTCACTACCTGAAGTGCATGACAGACGACGCGCACATGGACATTTATTTCCCGACCATCGGGCTAAGCATCGGACGGAAGGACCAAGAGTGGGACCCGAAAATTGTCAAGTTAGGAAACATTCCGGCGGTGTGCTGCCGCATGGAGGAAATGGACGAACGGATGCGCATAAACTACGTGTATTATGCGGAGAAGTGGAGAAAGGATGCCACGCCAAAGCTGGAAAGAAAAGATGTGGTGGCCTATCCCACACTGATGCCGGAAAATATGCTTACGGAGCTTCGCCGTCAGGTGGAAAAGAGTAAGAACCGTCCTCCGAAGAAACGTACCACCTGGTTCTGCTGTCCCAGCTATTACCCTTCAATGCTGAAACCTTATTACCCGCAGCCAGCCTGGTGGAGTATCTTCCCGTCGATGACCTACGATTACGCCACGACATTGATTACCGACAAGGCCATGGCCCGACAAAATGCGACCATGTGGGGAAAGATGATCTTCATCAACAACGAATACCTGCGTGCGATGTTCGATGAAATGGGAGCGGATACTACCGAAGCGAAACAAGCTGTACGTGACAGTATCTATAAGAAGGTGAATGAGTTTCTTCAACGCCGCGAGAACAACGGGAAAACTATCTGTCTGGACTCGTTTGTAGGCCCTGACGGAAAGACGATGCAGCATGCGGTGGAAATTGTGGATGTGCCACAGCTGACAAATTCCAGGGATTTAAAAGAGGAGTTGTCCGAAATCTCAAGCGTGGTGTTCTTTGCCATAGGGGTTCACCCTTCTTTGATTGGAAGCACACCCGGAAATAGCGGAAGCACCGGAGGTACCTACATGCGCGAATTGCAGTTGCTCAAGCAAAACCAGCTTTCTACCCGGCAGCGCATTTATCTGCGGTTCCTGAAGAATATCTATACATTCAATAAATGGGACAAGCACGGAGAAATAGTCATCCGTCAGCAGACATTTACCACGCTCGACCGTAGTGCAACCGGCACAGAAGAGACAGAATCCACGCTATAACATACATTTTTCTTCTTCTTTTTTTGGTTTTATTCACAGAAAAAATCCCGGCAAAACGTCTGATTTGTCGGGATTTTTGTTGATTTTGGCTCAAGTGTTTATTAATGGATTTTTCAGTGGCGATACTACGCCACTTCAGTCGCGCTTAATAGATTTTTTGGTGGCGATACTACGCCACTGAACTCGCGTAACTACGATTTTTCTTCATCTTTGATTTTTGAATCTTTATTTTCCGGCTGTTTTTCATGGCTTGTGTTCCCTTGAATGGCGTTTAAAAGATTGATAATCAATCTGTGTTCAATCCGCTTTATCATCAGGAACTGGGTGCATGTCTTGGCTATCTGTGCAATGATGAAAGAAAGCATCAATATAATAGAGATGAAAAAATTGTACAACAAGTCCCTTGTTTCAGTCCCGTTAAAATATGAAAAAACAGAAAAGGCTATTTGAGCACATACGAAAATAGGGAAAATAAAGTTGATTGCTTTTAAGATTTTATCTTTCATAATCTGTTTGTATTTTTATGTATAAATGAATGTATAAAATTACTGTTCTATTTCCACACGCAGATAGGGCATTCCGCCTGGTAGCATTGGCCATATCTCCGCGTCTGGTGTAAGCATCCGCATCTGTTTCGAAGCGAGTCCAAGCAGGCAAAGCTTTTCTACTTCTGTATGGAATCCTGTCCATAATTTTCCATCTTTTGCGCAAGCAGCTTGCAGGAAAGAAGCTCCGCCACCTTTATCTTTAAAGAATCCGTCAGGTAATTGCAACAACATTTCTCTGATTTCCTGCCGGTGCTTTTCGATACGTTCCGTATGGAATCCTACATTTACGTTGGTATTCTGAATAGAACGCACAAAAAAATGAAGTCCTTCTTTCTTACATTCTTCGTATTCTTCGTGGCTGCGAAACATGCAGTCGGCGAAAATTAGGTCCACGTTTTCAGTATTCAGTTCGGTCATGGCTCTGTGATTTTAATGTCGTCAAGGTTATCGAAATAAACTATAATCTTTGTAATAACGTACACATATTCTTCTCTGCTTTCACCTCCCAGATAGGTAGCTGTATTTATTTCGTCAATATCCGAATGCGGGAAAGCGCTTTTGAAAAGTTCTTTCAGCATATTGAAGTTTTTCTCAGAGGCAGTAAGGTGATGCCCGAAGTTTGCAACAGACGATACATCGAATCCTTTTTGCTTCAACATCTCCACCTGATTTTTTATTTCCCTTTCACGGCCGGAAGGATAGATATATCCTCTCAGAGTGACAGTCATTCCGTATTCGTTGAATGTAATGCTTTCTATATTTCCGGTTCCTTCATTGTGCCACCATTCATAGAAGGATTCAGTGATAAGTTTCAACCGTTCTTTTGCATCCTCGTTTGATACCTTCATGCCAAGCTGTTTTCTTAGTTCCCGGTTCTCATGGTTGAGTGAGCGTATCTCCTGGATGTATTCATTGTACTTTTTATTCAGGCTGTCTTCATATCCAAGTTCGTTCAGGATGTCTATTGCATTCTTATGAAACAATTCAAGCAATGCTTCTTTTGTACCCTCTTTCAGGCTCCCTTCTTTTAGCATGTAAAGCAATAAAGAGATTTTTTCGTTTATTTTCTTCTGTTTCTCTGTCAGCTTTTCGTAAAGCATTCCGTCCGGATCAAGAACTTGAGTATTATCATCGTTCTTTTTAAAGTTTATTTTTCTTTCTTCCATGGTTTTTTCGTTTTAAATGTTTTCGGCCAGCAAGTCTGCTATGTCATCAAGTCTTATCAATTCGCTTTCCTCGCATGAATTTATGCAAAGAACAATGAGTCTGTTTATCTTTACTTTTCTATTCATTACTACATCCAGCTTTGTTTTTCCTCTATTTGCATGGATTAAACCCAAATATTCATTTACCGTTTCTTTCAGTTCCTCAGATGGGTTCTGTTCCGAAGATTTGGCAAATTGAATCATCAGTCTGACAGATTCTTCTTCACTTTCTTCCAATTCACGTTTTTCTATGTAGCCATAAGTCCCGCTTTCATCCAGCATAAAGGATTCCAGATCGGCGTATTCTTCACACTCGTATTTTGACTGTACTACGTTTACAATATCCAGTGCTTCCTGTGCATCATCTCTTTTGCCTAAATCTATATATTTCTCGCATTCCTGAGCGAAAATGTCTCGTATATATACAAGCTGGTCTTCTGTAAATTCTTTTTTCATAATTTATTGGTTTTATTCGGTATCTAAAATGTCATAGGTCTTATTATCTCCCTGATAGTCATCCAGCGGACACCAGTCTGGGATTTCTATTTGTACATCAAGAAATTTGGTTACGTCGTTTCGTTTTACCACCCTATTCATGGGTGAACATAGAATAATATATCCAAAACTAGCGCCTTCCTGGTTGTATTTCCGGTGGAAAACGCATTCTTCGCAATGCGAAACAATTGTGCTGATTTTCTTATTTTTTGCCATAGGTTTTTAGTTTCTATATCTCACCAAAGGTGCCTCCCATTGTGAATCACGTGGCTTTTCTTCTTTAAGCCCGTAAATTTCGTTCTTTCCGGTGTAGCAATCAAGCGGACACCATTCCGGGATAAAGTTACTCATATTTATCTTATCTGTGTGATAAATATAATCATCACTAATGATTATTTGTTCTTTTTCTTTGCATACAAGCACTGAACCGGTTGAGCCTTGAGAAGAGTCGTACCTTTTTGAGTGCGGACACTTCAGGCAGTCGGTAATAACTGCACTTATTCTGGGTTTAACTTTATTGTCCATACTACTTATTTTTATTCCGGTAGTGGGTTATCAAATATTTCTTTCAGCTTATTCATTGATTCCTGAATACATTTTTCAAGGTTTTCCGTGTAGTGGTCATCATTTATCGGATTGGGGATAAATGTTGTTTCTACTCCGTAACGACCTATGTCAAGAGGGAGAGGGAAAAACGCAACAGTATCTACTGTCGTTCCCGGGATTAAATTGACGGTAATGCTTACGCCTTTAATGTCTTTCACCATCGTAAACCAGACGCTATGATTCTTACACGTTGCGAGGTCCTTTATCAGTCCTTTCTCTTCCAGTGGTTTCAGATATTTCGTAATGTATAAATCGGTGTTTACTGATTTTCTGTTTAGTTCATCATTAATGGATTTATTTGCAGCCATCAGTCTTTGATAAATAAACCTCCGTTCTGGTGATCTAAATGTTTCCTCTACTGACACATCGGACTTAAAAAATGTGATATGGTCTTCATCCGCCTCTGTTTCGATAATGACTTTCATTGAGTTTTCTCGTGACGGCTCATTCAGTCTGAACATGATTCGGCATCTGCATGGAATAACCCGCAAGTCTGTGATAATCCCTTTCTCTTCCAGCGGTTTCAGGTATTCAGACACATATTTTTCTATTGAATAATCGTTTGCGGTCATAGGCTTATTTCTATTTGATAAATTGTTCTTTTATATACTTTATTCCTTGAAGGATATATTGTTCAATTGTCTCTGTGTAATGCGGGTCGTTCTTCGGGTTTAGAAGTCCGGCCCTGTACAATGGCCTGTATTTGCAAAATCCAGTAGTGGGATAAAAGAATACGCAGTCTTCATTTTTACCTGGTTTTAAATGCGCGGATATTTCTTTCCCATTTATGTTTTCTACCAGCGTAAACCAAATATCTCTCTCACAGTCTTCATGAACGTCCTTTATAAGACCTTTTTCTTTTAGCGGTTTTAAGTATTTGGTGATATATTCATTTCCTTCCTCAAGAACAACTCGATAGCTCTTTTCATCATACTGTTTCACCCATTTCATTTCACCTTCTAACCGTTCTTTAGCATCTGTAATGAAATAGAGTATATTTTTTAGTTCATCGTATGAAACCTGGTAACTAATCGCAGAAAAGAACAAAGTAAACTTGATTGTGTTTGAGTTGTCTTTTTTGTTTATTTCTGCTTTTATTGGAAGTCCTTTTATCAGCTCCTTCAATTGGAAACGTATCCTATTCAGATTAGGGTAAATTCGTATTCTGTATATGGTTCCTTTCTCTTCCAGCGGTTTCAGGTATTCAGACACACATTTTTCTATTGAGTAATCGTTTGCGGTCATGGTAAATATGTTATTCCAGTAGTTTTTTAATCTTTGCTACGAGTTTTGACCAGGCTTTTTGACAGATTTTGGAAATTCCTTTTTGATTTATTTTTTCGTCATAATCGCCTGTATTAATGTTGTAAAAACTATTCAAATTATTAAAATCTATTCTGTTTTTTGCATAAGTCACGCAACCCTGAAAGGACTGCTGTACCTTATCGGACGCAACAACCGCCCGCTACCGGTTATCTGACTGATACAATCAGACTCACCGACTACTTTTCTTAAAATGTTTACTGCTCCATTTACATCGGCATTGATGTATCTGCCTGTAGAAGAACGGAACAGTCCACGTTTTACTCTCTTTCCGAGATACGACTCATGTTTCCCGATTTCTTCCTTTGCAAGCGCATCACACTTTGATGTATAGGATTCTTCATTTTCCACGAACCGTATTCCAGCCATTCCACATTTATATTTCAGATAGGAAGCCAGTCTCGCAAACGGAATCTGCACGAACTTCTGATTGTTGCGCTTTCCGATGTTTACCGACTGTTTCCAGCCGGTGTTGTAGCCTACAACTAAGTTCCCTATTCTGTTTTCTATAAGATGATTCACTATCATGCGGCTGTATTTATGAAATGCGTCCTCAAAGTATCTTTCACGATTTTCATAAAGGCCCTGCATACGTTTTGTGGCTTTCTTTATTCCCTGCTTGTCCTTTATGCTTTGCAGTTTGGCAAGCCGACGGTTAAAGTTCCTGTTGTAAGACTTCAGGAACTTGCCGCTATAAAGAAAGCTGCCTTTATCCGTTACCATCGTAGCCAGATTGTCAATGCCTAAATCTATTGAAGCGTATCCGGACTTGTCTAAATCTGTATCTTTAACCTCTTGACGATAAACTATTTCAACTTTCAGTTTCTTGCCGGAAGGGAGTATCCTCACATGCTGAAAGTTCTGAATACGTTCCTTATACTTCCCCCATTGAGGAATAGGGATAATAAGGTCTTTTGCAAGACAGATTATTCCATTCTTGATTCTTGCCGACTGATTAGGATAATACAGATTAAACAAACCGCCGCGCTTTCTGAAAGAAGGAAGCTGCGGCATAGCCTTGTATTTAGCAGGGTACGCCTTAAAGTCTTTTATAGCCTTGCAATATGCTTTTATATTCTTGTCCAACACCTTTAGTATTTGTTGCGATACTTGGGCCTTCAGAAGTTTATAATTTATCTCTCCCTCAAGGTTAGGCGTAGTCTTCATCAGCTTATCCATATCGGCATACCACAGCCATTTGTTCTCATTCTTGAGAGTCTGACGGAACAGGTATAAAGCCTGATTGTAGAGGTTGTTTGAAACCTTGCACAAGTTTACAAGATGTTCTGTTTGCGGTATGTAAAAGCTATAAATCAAGTTCATTTTTCAAGTCCTCCTTTATCAGTTCCATTTTCTTTTTCCGTCTTCTTGAATACATCTTCATAGCAAAGCAGTGAAGCATTGATATGATATCGGAAAAGACTTCCTTTTCATCGTCCTCGGTGGTGGATTCGATTTTGTTGATTACAATAATCTTGCAGTTGTACTCCAAAAACAGACGTTCAAACATATCAAAGGATATTCTGCTGAAACGGTCTTTGTACGTAATGTATATGCTGCTTATTCTATAATTCAAGACATCTTCCAGCATCGAGCGGAATTGTTTTCTGTCAAAATTCATTCCGCTTGCTATATCCTTATACACTTTATCTACTTTCACCCCATTCGCATTACAATAGTTTATAAGAGTTTCTGCCTGATTCTCAAGGTCTCTTTTCTGTTTAGGAGTTGAAACTCTCGCATAAACCACATTCACACGATTTTCAGAAAGTCCGGCTTTTCGATATACATCTTCTTCGTTGTAGTCGTACTGCTTGTTTGTCTGCATCACTACACGTATATCGCCATTCTTTACATATTTGACAAGCGTTTGCCTGCTAATATTTAATATCTTTAATACCTTTGATGATTTCATATCACAAATATAGTCTTATAATATGAAATATCAAATATATTATTGAATAGTTTTAATGTTTTTCTGTACTATATCACAGCAAGCGCACTAATCTGTTTTACCTTTCGGAAACGATAAATGTCAGTTCTAACTAAATAGTGCAAATATCCGGATAGAATAAGCCATACGGTAAGCAATATAATCCCAATAATCATGGTTTTTCTTTTAAGTATTCTTTATTCAAATGATTGTTTTCAATAAGCCATCTAATCATTGAAATAGCGGTATCAAAAGAACCAATATTCATTTCCTGGTGCTTCATATCATATCCAAGTTCTTCGTATGAAATAAACCAGAAGGAGCCGTCACTATTCATTGCAAAATCAGCATTTGGGCGGTTACTTTGAGTAATTGACTTTGGCATAATTTCCAGAAGCCGGTCAAGACTCCATGCAGGAACATCTTTTCCCCAGAGAGCGTCGAAAATCTCCTCTCCGGTCATCAGGGTTCCGTCCGGGTGTTTATGGAAAGGGCTTTCTAGTTTTGCTATTCTTTCCGGTGTCCAATACTTCCCTCTCAATGTGGGAGGTTTTGTTTGAAGTTCCCATTCCCACGATTTTACCCGGCTTTTGGTGTGGTGATACACCATGTCGGCCGTTTCCGGTTTCAGTCCCAGCGAAAGAAGTATTTTCGACTGGTCGCGTGTAGTTGCTATTTGTGATTTGAAGTCCATATATTATTCCTCCACTTTTACAAAGATTACTTCTGTTTTATCTTCACGCTTTAATGCGGAACATTCACCAATTACTTGTTTGAACACGCGGCAATCACTTGTTAGACCGCCTATGAAACAATGGCAGCATGCGATTACACCTTTTGGTGGTTTCTCTGCTTTCAGCCTTACAAATCCAATCTGAAAGGTTTCTCCTATCTTAAATTCTTTTTTTGGCATATTTCAATCCTCGTCTTTAGGGAATAAGTCCTCAATATTCTCACTGGTATAATAGCTTAGCACATCTTCAAAATGGGAAATGCAAATACCGGTATTTTGTGCCACACAGTCTACATAAGTTTCAAAATCTACTTTCAATATGTCATCAAACACCTCCCGGCAATTGGAATAGTCTATCCACACCATAAGACCGTAATTTTCTTGCCATTCATGGGTGTCTACAAGTTCTTGTAGCCTTTTTAATTTCTTAAAATCCATATCCTATTTATTTTCATTGTTCTTTAATCGAATTTGTTCCTGAAGCTGTTCAGCATTCTTTTTCTGAAAGTTCGGACACTGATATACATCTCCAAACGCAATTAGTACCATGACAGGGAATAGCATCCCATGCTGGCAACTTCTTCCAAATGCGTCAGCAAATGTGCAGTCTTCGCACCGCCCGTTTACGTCATACGCTGCCATATTATTTTTCTTTTTTATCGTTTTGTATTTCAGATAATTTATTAATCACTAGGTATGTAAGCATAAATTCTATAAAAAGAATGTCGTAATCCAAACCGGAGAAATAGCTCATTGCAATAACGAAAGCCACAAGACCTACAAAAATTGCAGTAGCAATAAAATACTCTTTCATCATTAATACCTGAATTTACCGAACTGAATAACTGCCATCGGCTTGCTGAAATCATAACCCCGGAACCACTCTTTCCAGTCGTCTGCCGACAGACCATCGTTGGCCGCAAGTTCTTTCAGTTCCGGATATTTACCGTCGATGTCGAAAAAATTGAAAGAGGCACATCCGTCGCGATCCAGCTGGAAGGTAAGTTTCTGAATACCTGTTCCAGATTCCGCAGTCAGACAGCCTATTGTTATTTGTCTGCTGAAATACGGACGGGCTTCCCACTGACGGACGGAGATAACCGCTTCACCTTGCTGCACCTCGTGTATGCGTTTTGCCCAAAGCGGGAAGTTGGCCCGGATGGTGTGTCGTTTTTCGCCGGAAAGGAATTTCTTACGGAATCCGGTAGGGTTTCCCGACCGGGGATGTTTGGTCGGGAAAGATTGCGAAAGCATGAGCACGTAAGTCTTTTTCATAACTTTTTTAGATTTCATGTTCATCGTTTTATTACATTTTACCTACCGCAAAAATAACAATTTTAAACTGAAATCACATCAAAATTATTTCTAAATTTCATAAAACCTCCGAATTTTCGTTTTTGTCCTTCAAACTACCGAATCAGACCGCTAACTTTGAGGAAAAACACAAAGACTATGTTAGTAACGAAAACCGAAGAAATCAGGGCATACGTGCCCACCAGCGTGTACAGCGGCGACCAGTCACTTCTCACAATCATGGAAGAGACAGAAGAGAACATTCTTGTGCCGATACTTGGGCGTAAACTCTACGAAAAGGTATGCGGAGAATACGATAAGGCTATGGAAGAGTATGGCGGAGTGACGGCGGCCTACGTGGAAAAAGAAAACCTTACACCCGAAATCCGTCTGATACGTGCCTGCCAGCTTCCGGTGGTCTACTTGTCGCTGGCCAACAGCACCGGCATTCTCACGGTGAGTCTGAACGACGGGGGTGGACTGAATCAGGTGTACACCGACGGGTACGACAAGGCCGACGAGAAATCCGTGAGCCGGTTTGAGCGCGATGCGTATTTTAAGGGCCGTCGCGGAGTGGACCGTCTGCTGGTATTCCTGGAAGAGGATGCGTGCAGTCAGGCTCCCGTGTTTGCCGATTTGTGGCGCGAAAGCCGGTATTTCTACCTGCAGGGCGACTTGCTTTTTACTACCGCTATCGAGATGAACCGTTTTCTGGACATTAACGAAAGCCGGGAGAAATTCATCTCAATGTTGCCTGACATACGCTATTGCCAGAGCGCTTACATAGAGCCGGAGATAGGGGAGGAGCTGACCGATGCGCTGGTGAAATGGTGCACGCGCTCGCTAAAGTCCGACCTTTTCACGGGCGAAGACAAGGATGCCATAAATGCGGTGTGGCAGAAGGCGGTGGACTGTCTTCGCATGGCGCTGGCACTCTACATCGAGTCGCGCCGTCCGGAAAAACAGCGCAAGTACAGCGAAAACGAGGCAGCTTATTCCATGACAAAGGCCCGCAAATTTATCTCCAACCATCAGGATTCTTTCGGAGAGTTTATCAAGGATTCTCCGCTGTATGTGCCGCCGCTCACTGAAACAACCGGACCGGACAAGCAGCCCATATTCGATTATGACAACCAGGACAACGCCATCTTCGTCATGCGTCCGCAAGCCTTCACCAGGCACTGATTTTTTGTCCTTCATTCCCAGTTTTCATATACCTAACTTTGGAGTATAAAGAAACGACAAATGGATACGACAAACTACCAGATACATCTTCCGGCACTTCCCGACAGTTGGAACCGGCTGTCTACCGAAGAGCTGGAAGAGGTGAACAGACTTTACAAGCGTAAGGAGGCTATGGCTGCGGCAGGCGACGAGGAACGTGCCGACCGCCTTTTCAAGCTGAAGTGCTTCATGCTTTTTCTCGGACTGAAAATCGTGCGGCGCACCGTGACCGATGAAAATGGTGAAACGGTGTTTCTCTTCCGGCGCAAAGGGATTCGCCACCTGTTTGAGCGCATTCCCATGCGGGCATGGCAGGTGGACCAGTGGATTGACCAGAAACTCGGTTTCCTGGACAATCCTTTTGCACGCACCGTCACTCCCTACGGAATTATCCGCCTTCGTATGGGGGCCCTTCGTCTGAAAGCGCCGAAAGATGTGATGTCCGATGTCAGCTTTGCGCAGTACCAGTCCGCACAGAATCTGCTTATCATGTACTGGGACGCACAGAAGGTTCTACAGACGCTTGTAAGGCGAAAATCGACCCATGCCGCCATCCGGATGCAGTTGCGCCGCATGAAGCAGGCACGATGCCGGTTTCTGGCCACGCTGTTTAATGAATCCGTGCGCGAGACGGGAGAGATACGCGAAGGACGCTACCTGCGCAAGTGTAAGCGCCGCGTGTGGTCGTTCAACTCCGGACAGATACAGAAAAACGCCCGCTGGTTTAGCATGGTAGAAGCCCGCATGTTCCCCGTCATGGTGCAGTATTTCCAGAGTGTGCAGGAAGCCTACGCACGCATGTATCCGGAGCTGTTCACGCCTAACGGGAAAAAGAACGGACGGCAGAACCCCATCAAGATAGAGGTGGAAATGATTAACAACATCATGAAGTATCAGGGATTCAGTGACTACGACGCAGTGTACGACAGCGAGGCGGTCCGCATCCTGGGAATTATGAATGCCATGGCCAAGGAAGCCAAGGAAATTGAGAAAATGAATCAGAAATACAGAAAAGGGAAATGATAACCGATTACCAGAGTAACGCATACCGAATTTCTTACCAGGGCGTGTCCATGACAGAAAATGCACTGGGAAACCCCAACCTGATTCAGGTGGGGGTAGTCCCGGGCTGTACCATCATGGTTGCTCCGCAGAAAAGCTACGGCATAGATTATCTGCCCAACGGAGAATACCGAAGCTGGACGCTGACGGGATACAACACCCGTCTGAACCGCACGGAGGCACACTACATCTATGCCCGTCTGGAACGTGGTTCTGACGATGCCATGGTGCTTTTTTCCGTGAACGACTATGCTACTGACGGAAGCATCGGCGGAGAGAATCCCAGCGAAGATTTCTATTACATACGTATCGGAAGCATTACCGCCACCGACAGTCTGGAAGCTGCCACCCTCGACCGTGAAATTACACTGGACTACGGTAAGCTTTTTACTCCTGAAGGTAATGACCAGGATGCAGCCGGATGGAAGGAACTGTTTGAAGTGACAGCCGATGACCTTATCCGTCCGCTGAAACGCTTCACTTCCTACATAGTTCAAGGCACGCTTTCCATTATCGGCAAGCTGGTTATCAACGACAAGCAGATTTCTGATGTGGCACGCCAGGGAGATGATGGTAATTTTGTAGAAAGCGATGAAAATTTGCCCACAACAAAACTGTTGATGGGTAAATATCTTGATGAACTTAGGAAAAGACTTTTAAGTAAAGACCGTGAGGACCAGACAGAATTTCTTCTCAAGTTTGGCGAGTTTATTGACAGCATGATTGCCGGCAAGGGTGCTGGTATATTCCCCGACGGTCGTGGGCAGTTCTCAAGGCTGGAGGTACGTGATGCACTTGTTGTAATGCGGCTTATCATAAATGAGATTCAGGCGATGGCAGGTGATTTCTCTTTCAGCGATGCAGGATGTATCGAAAAGGTGGAAGACCTGGGAGACGACACTTACAAATTGTGGATGGAGAAGCGTACAGAATATGATGTGACAAATTTTACTGAAAACGACATAATGTATTCCATCATCAATAATCTGCTGACTGGAGGCACGGATTATTACACAAGCTGGTTCCGCTGTCTGACAAAGAACGTCAACGACAACACGCTAACGGTAGTGCTCTATCCTGATTCAGAAGTACCTGGAGGGAAAAACTATCCTCCGGTGGCCGGATACAACGTCACTCGACGTGGTAACTCTGTATTGCCAGACGAAGGAGAAGTGAACGAGCGTGCGCAGAGCTGGCTGCTCTCCAGCCGAGAAGGGCGCATCATGTTCCTCGCCAATGTCTACAAGCCTATATTGGAAGATTACAACTACGCCATCAGTATCGGTAAATTCCCTAATATTAAAGCTTTGGATAATCTTCCGGTCACTACAGAAGACGTGGGTGTGATGGCCAAGACTATCGTCTGCGAACGGCTATATCAATATGATTATAACGGTGATGTCATATCTAACAAGGTGGACCGCGGCGAATGGTCGCTCACAGTGGCGCAGTCAGAGCAGCCTTATCGCTTTATTCAACACGATAGACTTTATCCGGACGGACAGCACACGTTTACGGAACTGGAGCAGCACACCGTCTATCATTACGGATGCAAGTGGGGTTGCTTGGTAGACAAGACGGAAGATGAACCTGTATGGAACTCCCCTTCGTGGTCTTTACTTGAGGGCGACAAGAATTATCATCTTGACTTCGAAAGTTCGAATGGATGGCAGTTCTTCATTCAGCAGGTCAATACAGACATTACTGCAGTAGTAAGTTATGGTAACAGAAATATAACTAACGTTCTCATGGCTACAGATGGAGTGGAGGTAGAATGGCTTCGTGACACAGGAAACATACCATCAGATAACAGTTGGAAACCTACATACGTTGACGGTCAGAAGCATGTCATACATCTATCCGTAGCCGATATGGGTAGTGGTTGGGGAAGTGAGTATCGGAAGATAAGTTTCATCTGTAGGGTATTTATACCTGTAGGAGAAAATTTTGAAACAGTGGAAAACAAAATTAACATCAAAATATAGATTATGAAAGAAGTCTTTGTAAGGTATTCGATTCATGAATGTATTGGGAAAGTGGCTAATGGAACTTTATCCAGAGAAATGCATATTTCCGATATAATTGATATAGAAGAAGATAAAGTAGACGATTTGCAATACATTAAAGATAAGCTATCAGAAATGTATGGTTTTTTTACATATCAGATAGAAATTAAATATATAAAATATGGGAATAGTAACTAAGCATAAAGATATATCGGTACATATAGATCCTATATCGTTTACAGCCGATATTGAGGTTTTAAGTGGAAACATTGCTCAGACTTACAACAATGATAGTAAGGAATATGAGCCTGACCGAAGCGTTGTTCCGTGTATATTAATGCCTTATGTAGTCGTGTCTGACCCCGAAGGGCAAATGAACGGTAAACGTTCTATCACAGGTGTTGAATGGTATGAAGGTGCTCCTAAGAAAGATGGTAGTAATAGAATTACAAACGGAGATGATTATGTAATATCTGACACAGACACTCCTACATATTCTCTTAAGGTAAAAAAGAATGTAGAGCCGAATAAACCTTTACAAATTACTGCAATTTTTACAGTTACAGATACTCGTAAAAATACAGAGATTAAATTTGAAAGAAGTGTAAATCTTTATACAGCTTTATATGACATATCTAATTATGCTCTGTCTATTGACGCGCCTAAATCCTGGACGATTGATCCGTTGCGTGAAGTTGCTGACAGTAATGGCAAATGGTTGCATACTATTACTGCACAACTGACTAGCGGACTTCAAAAAATAGCGGATGAAAATGCAGCATATTGGTGGCAGATAAATGAAAATAATAGTGGTTGGAGAGATATTACACAAGATGAACTTGATATATATATATCAGGTAAAGATTCAGAAGGTAATTGGACTAAAGCCTTAACTTTTGATGCGAGATTTATAAGAAATACAGCTTTTCGATGCTTGTCTAGATTCTATAATGGCGAAAGACCTACATCTTCCGATTCGACTTTATCAGCTGTGTCAGTAATTAATGTACAGATGCCAAAATCTCTTAATGTTCAGATACGTCAGTTAAGCGGCAGCAAGATTAATGCAACAATGACAACTTCTGTAAAGTTTGAGTGCGTGATAACGGATAATAAACAGATTATTGGTACGGATAAGGATAAATTTTTTACTATTATTTGGAAAGCCCATTCAGGAAAGGCTGGAGTAACAGACAAAGAGATAGGAAGGGGTAGAACAATAACTTTTATTCCTTCATCTTTGGGCTTTGATAAGAATTACGGAATAAGCATATACGCAGAAGTTAAATTATATGCAGTCACTGCATTGGTGTTGAGAAACGGTAAATTAATGTTAAAGAATAACAAGGCTGTAACAGCCGCAAAATATGAATAGGTTATGGGATATTTATTAGTTAGTCCAGATGTGTTAGACGCAAAGGGTATAAAGTATTACGAGCGAATACCCGATGGGCGTGGTATTGTGGATTTTACAATGATTAGAGTAATAGGTAGTGTGGAAAACGTGCAGATTGTTGGTTCAAAAAAAGAGCTTGACAAACTAATATTAGAACAGAAAGAATCAGGCATGTTTGACAAGCCGACAATACTTCCTGAATTAGGAGGAGAGTTGGTTACAGATGAGACAACTGTTGATAAAGGATTTGCTGTTAATCCAGATGCAGGTAGTACGGATAAAGGAGTCGAAGATGCTGTAATTGTTGAAAATAATAACACTGTTGAAAAGGAGGTGTAAAATGTCGAATAAAGTAGAAGCAGGGTTTACACTCATCGGATTGATGGATGGTACGACTTTAAATGGATTTTTGAGAGTTGAAGGGAATCCGTTAGTACAGAGGTATAACAAGGGTACAAATGTATTTGTGCCAGATTTTGAAGCATCAGGTTTTCCAGAAGCTAATCTACCTGTTGCGGTTGTAATAATACGCGATACAGCAGATGGAGATGTTATGATACCAACGGCAGGAAGTATAGTATGGAAATACAATGGTGTTGAATTGGAATTTGGTGACGATGATTTATGTACAACCGATGGGCTTGAGGGCGTTTTCAAGAAAATTGACAGTCGTAGCACTATAATTAACGGACAGTCATATGATTTGCCGGCTCTACAAGTCCGTAAAAACCTTGTGCCGATATCGGGATATGATAATGACCGTTTATCAGTTAGCGGTGCGGTTGAAGTAAGTGGTAATTCGGTCGCTTTTTCTGATATAAGCAAAGAAGTAATTATTCAGGAAACTACTGGAAACGTATATAGCATGTCTATCACAGATGATAAAGGCTTTTATCTTGTAACAGAAAATGATTCTCTTACAGCTAAATGTAATATTTATAAAGACGGATATGAATTGTCTGACTATAATGGAATTACTTTTAAATGGGAGAAACTTCTTGGAAGTGGCAATGTTACTATGGGAACTTCACGTACTCAAGTGGTTGCAAACGCAGACGTTGATAACGTGCTTCTCTTGCGGTGCACTGCTACTATAAGTGGAGAAACAATATCTGAAACTGTTACTATTACTGACGTATCAGACCCTTATGAAGTCTATTTCGATATTACAGGAATTACAGGTAATGCAATTCGTGCAAATGAAACAGCGGTAATTGCGCCTAAAGCTAGGAAACGCTCTGACATTAGTCAAGTCGCATCAGTGTCTTCCTGGTCTTGGAATATTAGAGATAATGCTGGAAACGCATTTACCTTGACAGGGAAAGAGTCTGCAACATTTAACGCTGCTACAGCTAGTATATCCTATGCAGACATTAAGCGTGCAGGTATGGGAATCAGTGGTAGTGTAAGCGCAACAATAGGATAAAGAATTATGATTGCATCAGGTAGTTTTTCTTTAATCGGAATGCAAGATACTATAGTATATGAATCTTGCTATAAAAGGACAGAACATAACGTGAAACCATCTACTCCTGTTTCAATAGGAGTAGAAATACCTGAAGGATGGAGTGCTACAATGCTTGATGTATCAGCATCATTTCCTTATTTGTGGGAAAGTCAAAGGGCAAGAACAGAAATGTATTCGTCGAATGACATTTCTAATGCTGTTTTGGTGTATGCAGGTTATAGAATTAGCAATACGGGAAATAAAATTTCGGATGCGAATTACAAGTATAGCGATAATATAAAACTCTCTAAAGGTCAGGTTATAGAGGTAAATACAGCGGGAAGCTCTGTATCGGTTATTTCATTGTCTAATGGAAGCACGGCGAGTTTTACCCCTGTTAAAACTTTAAATAGCACCGTTCCACAAGTGTCTACCTACACAGCGGATGAAGATTGCAATGTCGTAGTTTGTGTTAAGACTACTTCTGCATACAGTGTTAAGATATACACTGCAAGTTACGGTGCATGGTCTACTCCAACCTTAAAAAACAGCTGGGGTAAACAAGGTGCAAAACTGCGAATGAGAACATGGGCAGAGGGTGTGGAGTATTTGCAAGGAGCAGATGGAGAAGAGTTTTACGACGTTGTTGTATATAATAATAAATTATATCTATGCACCAAAACTCATACCTCTGACTCTAACAACAACCCTTCATCTTCTATATCAGGATATTTGGGTTTTTGGGAATCTGCTCAAGAATGGACTTTTATCGCAACAAAGTTACTATTAGCTGAGAAGATTAACGCAGAACAGATTAATGCAGATGGAATTAAAGCTAAAAATGTAGATATCGAAGGAAAGATTACTGCAACTTCTGGAATTCTTGGAGGATTTACAGTCACTCAATCAGCAATAGGCTCTACCGATGTTGGTGATAGTTTATTACTTATGAGAAATGGTATATCATTTAACAATAAAAAAAAGACGGCTGGGATTGGTGATACCTTACCTGGATCTACAGGAATTGTATCCAAAGTTGCTGGTATATTTACGACAACTTTAGATAAATACGACTTACATTCAGAAGGTATTGGGACATTAATTGTACAATCTAAAGGAGGTGTATCACATACTGCGTTAAGTATAGTAACTGAAGGACGTGATTATGATACAGCGATTGATTTTCGTGGTAAAATTAACACTCATGGTAGTGAGTTAGGCGGATCTTTTGGTGATTACGGCCTGACTACAGCAGTTGGATTTCAGCATGTATGGGACCCCTCGGCTGGTAGATTTAGACTGGGAGATTTGTTTTTTGTAAATGGAATATTAACCGGTGTCAGATGGCACGATAATTAATAAAAATTTTAAATTAGAAAGATTATGGAAACAATAGATTTTAATGAAGTAATAAGAGATCCGGAAACTATATCAGTTGTGGGAGTACTATTGCCTACGGCTACATACAACAGCAAAGGAATAGTATCATTTGCCACTTACAGGAATATACCACAAAAAATTAATATTGGCAAAGAATATAACGCTATACGGATTGCTGATAACTTAGGCAAGTGGACCAGGCAATCTATTTCTTTTTTTGGATACATACCATCTGGCAAGAAACTCGCTTTTCAGGGGTTTGTATTTTTTGAAACGACAAATGTAACACTGAACGGTGGAGCAAAAATTTTATCACAAGGAGATAATAGCGAAGGTCTTCTAGCATTGTATGCTAAACAAGAAAATGATAAGTTCCATGTATATTTAGTTGCTTCTGTGACAGGAAGTTCAGAGATTGATACTTTTTTTATAACTAGTCCTTATGAATGTGTGAGTGAAAAATTAATATTGGATGATTCTTATAAAAAGCTTCAGATAGATATCATAGGAGGATAAAATCCTCCTATGATACAGATAATTCTGTCATTTCTTCGGCTGAACCATTATAGGTTGTATAGATTGGCGTACCAGTAATGGTTTGGAAAATATCTTGTGGACCAATGTCGTTTGTTGGGGTTTTGTAAAAGAGATCCATTGTTGTATCTGTCATTTTGTAAAGGATACTACCTGCTATGTTATCACCCAATAACCTAATCAGTGTTGGTGTAGGAGTTAACCCATTGCCTGCTTTTAATAAAAAAACACCTTGTGTAACTTGGTTATTTGGAATGTTGTATATAACAGCTCCGAATCTGGTATACCTCTTTACACTTGCAATCTGAATTAATTTACCTCCGCTAGTAGGCATAGATTTGAACATATTTTGTTTGTCTTCAAGCGACATAAGTCCATTTCCTGTTAGTGTTGCCATAGGTAATAGTCCTCCCACAACTAACTAACTGAACAAAAGAAAAGTGAAGATTATTTTTATCTTCACTTTCCTTTTGTTCTAATTAAATAGACAGTTGTCGTATCAGAGTGCTTTCACTTGTCTGTGCATATACCATTGTCATTTTTAAGCTTCTATGACCTATTACCTTTTGTATTGTAGTAACAGGAACATCTTTGTTTACAAGTCTTGACGCACAAGTATGTCGAGCCACATGAGCTGAAACATTCTTATCTATACCTGCATGTTTTATAGCAGTTTTTAATCTGGCATTGAACAATTCCTTTTTTATTCCGAAAAAATCATCAAGCCTGTAAAGATATTTATTTATTATTTGCTCTGCTCTTCCGTCGAATATAGAAGAAATAGGTATCCTAACGCCTGTATTTGTCTTTATGGAAGTATAGGTAAGCCACATTTTCCCATTTTCTATGGTGAAATTTTTCGGGGAGAATGAAGCAAAGTCTGATATTCTTGCTCCGGTGTAAGCCATAAAAAGGAATCTGTCAAGTGTAACAATGAATCGTGATGGAGTGTCGGTACGTGCTATGTAATTTTCAATTTTACGAATATCATCGTCAGTCAGCGACTTCATTTTATATTTCAGACGGTCTGAAAGCTTTTCATGATAGAAGTCGAAACTACCGGAAGGGACCTTGTTGCCAAACAATTTCCTGGCAATATTATAATAACACCTAAGCACATGTATATGCATACCTATTGTAGTTTGATTCAGACCGGCTTCACGCATATAGCGTATAAATCCCTTTGCATAATCTTCCGTAATATCGGAAACTGAACATTCTTTACAGAATTTCCTGAGATGCTTTAGCACACGCCGGTGTATTCCTTTTGTTCCTTCGCGAATATCGCGGTGTTCTATCTGATATTCCATCATCGAATAGAAGTCATTAGATGACTCACGCCCGTCCCATATTTCCTTCAGCTTTGAAAGTGTAAACTCTCCGTCGTAATCAAGTTCATACTCTTCAAGCTGATAAAGCGTTTTACGGATAAACAGATTAAGTTTCCTTGCATTTGGGTTACGGATAATAAGTCCGTTTTCACCATCCCATTCATCGTGAAACACATGTACGTTTGTATCAATTAAGATACTTTTACCGAACTGTTCGCAGCGCACATATACGCTGAACATACCTGAATCAAATTCTTTGACGCAGATAGAATACTTGATTTTGTTCATAGAAGGTTTATTTTATTTGGCTATCACAAGTTAGAAAAAAATTACATAAAAAGCAATACCTGTAAAAGAAATAGTTATATTTGTAATAAATAAACCTAATTGCAGGTTTGTTTTATTTGGCTTGAAGGGCGGAGCAAAGTGTTGCACATCCGTCCTTCTTTTTATTGTTTTAAAGTGCAAATAAGCATTCAATTATCAAAAAAACAGACCCGTTTTATTCGGATATAAATATTTTTTGTAATTTAGCGGCGTGATAGGGAAAACAGGGATTCCCTTCTTCGATGAGAGTTTTATCAACACAGAAAGGAGACAAGCGATTGTCTCCTTTCTTGTTTTTGTCCGCCGAGAAACCGTCGTTTTTTTGTCCTTCATTCTCCAATGTGCTCTTCGTAACTTTGTATTGCAACAAAAACCAAATGTTTAACTAAAAACGACGACAAGATGAAAAAGATGATTTTAATGTTTGCACTGCTGATTTCTGCAGTGACCGTTTTCGCACAGGGAGCTGTAACCTCTGAACCTTCTACTGCCGGATTCGTAATCGACCTGGGCACGTTTACCGGAATCGTAGCACTTATTTCGGCTATCGTGACACAGATTCTGAAAGTCATTCCTGCCATTTCAGAAAGCAAGCTCGCAAAAATCGGTGTGAGCGTGGCGGTAGGTATGGTGGTGTGCGTGCTGGCATGGGCGCTTCAGCTTACTCCTCTGCTCGAAGGATACCAATGGTGGGGAACGCTTATTTACGGACTGGCTGCCGGCCTTAGCGGATGCGGTTTCTACGATGTGGTAAAAGCTATTGCCGCTCTTTTTAAGGATAATACGGAAGAGATGGAATAACGGGGAGTCGGAAGGAGGCACGGAATGGACGCAGAAATGGTGACGGCCATAAGCGCAGCTGTAGTTTCCGTGGGTACCTTGATTTTTACTCAGTACAACAAAATGACGCAGAAGTATCGTGACAAGATGAACGATATGAAGTTGGAACGGTACAAGCAGGAAACCGAACGTCTTAGCTTCAAGCGAAGCGAGAATACGGCAAAGGTATTCGGTGAGCTGTGGAAGGTGCTCTACGAAACAAAGGCCGACAGGGTGTACATCGTACAGCCGCACCCGCTGGGTAACGCAGCCTTCCTTTCCATCTATTTCGAAGTGAAACGCAAGGGGGTGTCGGGCATGAAGGATAATGTGCAGCGGCTCCCCATGAGCGAAATGGCAGTATTCAGCAGAGGACTGGCCGAAAACCTTTTTCTCTGCTATACGGATATAGACTCTCAAGTGAAGGACAAGATGGCCAAATCCCTGTTTATAACCAATGGCTGTCGCGCCGTAGCCATAAAGAGGCTGAACAGCGCTTCCGACTGGGTAGGAAACATCTTCTGCGAGTTTACCGACGAAATGGAGGTAAGTGAGGAACAAACCCACAAGGTGCTGCACGATGCAGCGGTGAACATACAGTTCATTCTTCCGGAATACCGGGAGAATCCCTATAAATAGAGTTACAAACCAAAAACACAACACAAACAATGGACGAAATCAGTTTTAAGAAGGGAGCTGAAGGCTATGTGGCCGAATATACTTCCGAAGGACGTACAATGGTGCAGATTCAGGGTGTGAAAAGCGGAAGGCTTTCAATCTCCCGGTTTATTGACACCATGGAACCCGTCGCAATGGATACGGTGAATTTCACAAATTCAGTAATTGAAATCAATGTACCTGCCGGCATGAAGGTACGGCTTCTGAGCGATGTGGAGGTGAAAAAAGTCAAGGCATTGGTCATCAAGGATACCGCAGCAGCCGGTGGTGGCGGAGGAGGTGAAAGCTATGTGCTCCCGAAAGCCAGCGACTCTGCTTTGGGAGGAATCTAGACCGGATTTTCAGAAAGCGGAAAGAACTATGCTGTAAGAGTAGACGGAGCAGGTAAAGCGTATGTCACGGTAAACTGGACAGACACCACATATACCAATGCTACAACAGCAAAGCCCGGAATTGTAAAGCAGGGTGCCCATGTAACAGATGCTACAGGTTCGGAAGATGCACATACCGTACTGAACAAGCTGATTGACGAGCTTGAAAAGGCCGGGGTTCTGGCTTCTGCATAACCACAGTCACAACACACAAACTAAACTAGACACGACATGAGAATCTGGATTGATAACGGTCATGGTGCAGACACCAATGGGAAGCAGTCGCCCGACGGACGGTTGCGTGAATATGCCTATGCACGCGACATTGCACGCCGCGTGGTGGATGCGCTGAAGAAGAAAGGGCTCGACGCGCAGCTGCTCGTTCCGGAAGAGGAAGACATTTCGCTTCAGGAACGGTGCGCACGCGCCAACCGGGTGAAAGACAGCATCCTGGTATCCGTCCATTGTAACGCTGCCGGAAGCGGCACGCAGTGGATGACCGCACGCGGATGGGAGGCATGGACCAGCGTAGGTCAGACCAAGGCCGACAAACTGGCCGAATGTCTGTATCAGAGTGCGGAGCAGGTGCTGAAAGGCATGAAGCTTCGCAAGGACACCGCCGACGGCGACAGCGACAAGGAAAGCGGTTTCTATATTCTGAAGCATACCATTTGCCCGGCCGTGCTGACTGAAAACCTTTTCCAGGACAATCGCGAAGATGTGGACTTCCTTCTGTCGGATGAAGGCCGCCAGAAGATTGTCACGCTGCATGTGCAGGGAATCTGTAAATACCTGGGCGTATGAAACAGTTTCCGTGGATACTGGTAGGCTTGCTGTCGGCCGCGCTCCTCTTTTCGCTTTTCTTCCGTGGATGCGCGTCGCCGCAGTCTGGGCAGGGTGATACCGTATGGCTTCCCGTCAGGGTAGATACGATACGCGACACGGCAGTTGCTCCTCCCGTGTCAGAGCGTCCCGCAGGAACAGACACCGCACGCCTTCCGGTATATCGTCCGCAGAAACCGTCCGGGCCAGCTTCCATTCCGGACAGCATAGCGGATACGGCTACGGTTGTTCCTGATTCGCTTTCTACAGGAACAGACAGCGTAGACGTGATTATTCCTCTCACAGAGAAGGAATACCGTACGGACGACTACCGGATAGTCATTTCAGGGTATCGCCCGCAACTGGTGTCGGCAGAGTTTTACCGACGCACACAGACGGGGGTGGTAAATGCACCGGCACCGAAAAAAAAGAGGTGGGGGATAGGACTGAGCGCCGGATACGGGATAGGGCTTTCAGGGAAGGCAGAACCGTTTCTGGGCGTTACGCTTAATTACAACCTGCTGCAATGGTAGCGGCAGGTTGTTTCTTTAAACACAAGAGAAAAACACAGGGCAGACGTGCCCGATAAACAAAGAAACGATGAGTAAGAGTGAGATTTTTAACACCATCCTCCGCATGGTATCGGAGGAAACGGAAATACCGTCTGCACAGATCCTTTCCGGAAGGAAGGACACAGAAACGGTAGATGCACGCTATCTGTTCGTGCATTTCCTTTTTCAGAGCGGATTGAATCCGTCGTATATCGCTGCACGAATCGGAAAGACGGAGCGTGCCGTCAACCAGATTCATACCAATTTCGACCAGCGTTTCAGCACACAGAAAATATTCAGAATAAGTTGCGAAAGAATCAGGAAGAGGTTAGGAAATAACTCATTCCCAGAGTAATGCTTCGTCCGTACCTTTGTCATGTCGGGAAATAGTTCACGACACAACACAAACACAAAACAGTATGACAATCAAAGGTATGGATGGCCAGAGTTACAACGTAACCGGCCAGGGACAAGGTAATTTCAACACGGTGGGGGCTGCAGCCGGCATCGCATCATTTTTGGGTATCAACGGTGGTAACATCCTGGGCCGCAATGGCTGGGGATGGAACGGAGAAGGATGTTGCTCAGACAACATGCCCGTAAGCCGTTATGAGTTGAACATGGTGGAACAACTGAACGCAAAGGATTCAGAAATCGCTTTGCTGAAGGCTGACAAGTACACTGACCAGAAGATCGTGGAAGCCTATAAGGACTTGCAGGGTCAGATCAAGGAACTTTCAGTGGAAGTTCGCTCCAACAAGGACGCTCAGACCGCTGTCAACATGCAGCAGGCCGTTTACAACGGTACCAACACCGCTGCTCTGCAGTGCATGCAGAACAGCATCGCCGCTTTGCAGGCTATCACTAAGACATACATTCCGTCAAGCAACGTATGTCAGGATGGATGCTGCGGATGTCCGTCTGCCCAGTAATCAACTGCTGAAATCCGGGGGAGGGCATCGGCCTTCCCCTTTCCCTTATGATTTTCATACTCTACACAAACAACTCAAACACGCAGAAAAATGACAAACGCACAGATTCTGACCGCTGTCATCCTGAAATGGGGTGAGCCGGTCATTCCGGTTATGATGGGCAATACGCTCAACGGTATTTCTGCCGGCATGCTTCCGGTGGAGAAGTTATTCAAGTCAATCGGACTCGCAGGCCCCGGATGGCAGATTTCCAATGAAATCAATTCGCTGGCATCTTTAGGAGGGACAAAAATGATCCGTCCGTTCCTTGAACGATTTGTATCCCGCATTCCGGACGATATGATTCCGGAACTGGCTCACGGTTATGTAGATTCTGCCATCCAGCAGGGAAAGCTTTCCATAATCGACGGATTTTTCACCTTCGACCGCGATGACCTGGTGGAACTGAAGAAATACCTGGACTGCAACCTTCCGTATCAGAAACCCGAGGAATATGTGGTGAAGGTTCCGCAGCAGCCCGCACAGCCGTCGCACCCACAACCGCAGCCTGCACCAAAGAATGAAACACGAGAAAAAGAAGAGAAATAAGTGCCGAATACAGGCGGCCTGGTGTCCTGTAAAAGATATATAACACAAACACAACACAACTATGATTCAGTCAATTACTTTGTCTGGAGTTCCGACAGCTACCGCTCAGCCACTGACGGTAAACATCACTAAGAAACTGCGGCAGGCTTATTGCGTGAACAACGGCGTTCAACCTACTGCTACCGTCGTATTCAGTGTAGCAAGCGTCACAAACAACAACACGCAGAACATTGCGCTTATCAACGCAGCTGTAACTCTGACCTACACTCCGAAAAACGGATGTGCAGCAAAGACTATTCAGTGGACCGAACAGTTTACAGTAACCTTCATCGGTGCGGCAAATACAGCCCCTACCAGTGTGGTAGCTACAGCTTTAGTTCCGCAGGTATTCTCTTACAATGAGAACGGTTGCGGTTGCTCTGCTTGCGGCGCACTGATTGCAGTCCCGGTCACGATTACTGCTACCTTTCCCGCTTAACGAAGTTCAGGCAGCCGCGTTTAGCGCTTTCAGTCTGGCATCTGCCGATGAACCCGTAAAAAAGCGAAGGAAAAGGAAAAATGTTTGAGTGGCTTCCCGTCCGCGAGGGCGGGAAGTTTTGAAGAAACTAATTTAAAACAAATAGACATGACAACCGAACAAATGATAGACAGATACAATTATCTGTACGCCTTGATGAAAGAAAGCAAGGATGTGAAAAATATGAAGATTTTCGGGGAAGCCGAAAAATACATGTTCCGCGAGTTGGCAAAGGTGCATCCGGAGATGGCAAGAAACTGGCTGGCGCACCTCGAAGCAACAGAGTGGAATAATTACCTGGACGAAAGTGAAGCCGTAAACATTGGGAAAACAATGATAAATGAAGACGGTGTTCAGGGATTCCACTGGGGTCACGACACATTTGTTTCTGCGGTGAAGCAGCTAGGAGGTATTCCTGAAGAAAAACCGTTCTACAATTCGTATGCGCTCTGTGTTACAGCAAACATGATTTACAGCGACATGGCTTACAGTATTGCAGAGGATATGGGCTTCAAGAAGCCATCGGAAGTACCGAATGAAAAGATGGCTCTTTCATGTTACAAAAAGGCCGTTTCCTATCTTAAGGACAAAGATATGAACTTTCAGGTGCGCCGTTACTTCAAGAAGCGCATGTACGGAGAGCCGGCAGCCATGTAACAGCCGCATAGAAGAAAAGCTGGACCTCCTTATACGTATGGTAGCTCAACTTGACGGGATAAGAGGATTTGGCTCTAATGTGCTGGCAAATGTGGTGGGCGATATAATTATGAGAAAAAGATGATGTAGTTTGTCTTTCCACCCTATATGAATGAAAATGCAGCCGGGTTTTGTCGTTTCTTCCCCGGCTGCATTGTTTTTTTATTATCAGTATGTACCGTTAACTGTAAACTCAAAATTGTAGTCATTTTTCTTTCCTTCAATCTCTATCGGGAAAAGTATTTGTACTTTTTTACCTATCCAAATTTTATTGTCAATATCATTCTGCATTTCTTTCTTACTCTTGTAGAAACATGGAATGATTGATTTTTGTTTCCATTCAGAAGGAACATAAACGCCAAACCCCTGACTGAAATATACATTTGACGTAGGGACTATAATATCGTTTAGCTTTCCGTTTTTGGGTATGCTTATGCTTCCCTGACTTTTATCTTTGTCTATGTATTTTACTCCTTTGTGCATAATCCGGCTTATATTACCTGTATAGTCCATAAAGGTTACATCATCCCAATTTATTTTCAGTGTTTTTTCTGAAACATTTTTCAGCTCAAATTCAAACTGAGTGGTAGAGTACCACCACACAATGTCAATGTATTTATCCGTGTATCTGTATTTGTTTACAATCTGAGCCTTTTTATTTTTTGAAGGGGCTTCATCAGAAATCTTTACTATTTCCGAATTACCAAATGGATCTTTTGAGTCTGAAGGGCTTTCAACAGAAGAAAGACCTAAATCGTAAACAGCCATATATGTACTTCCGCAAGAAGTAAACAAGCACATAATTAAAATTAAAGTCAATGTAAAAAATAAGTTTTTTTTCATAATGATAAGTAGTTTGTTTATTGCAAAAATATTGATTTGGTTGTGTTTGAGTTTCACAATTTCTGATTAAATGGAAAAAGTGCTGAAAAACGGTGTAAAATATAAAATGTGAGACAATTTTAATTAGATTCCCTTTTAAAAAAGTAGTCTTATCCGATATATATACAGCTGTTTTTTTGTCCTTCTTATTTTTGTGTATGTTACTTATTTTTGCTAAAAACAAATATCATGGAACAGAGAGAATTATTATTTAATGAGGAAGGCAAATCATTTGTATCAGAAACAAAAGTAAACTCAGACTATAATCTTCATATCGAAATGGAGAGTGGAGGAACATTGGAGATTTATCAAAGGGGAAGTGATGAAGGAAAGTATAGGCGTTCATATATTGAACTAAAGTGGGGGGACGTAATAGATGCAGATTTTTGTCATGCGGTCTATCCTAAGTATATTAAAATTGTCGTATCGAGTAAAGTTGCAAAAGCAACCATAAGGGAGGCAGGATCATGAAACCTATTAAGCTAAATACGTTCAAACTTTTGACGTATAGATTCTGTGAGATTAAGAAGAAAAAGCATATATCTCCTCCTGAAGAAAAATACCTCATACTCGACAGAGGTAAACTTGATGTAAACAAATTAAAATAATATGACATGGCAGATATACAGAAATTAAACAAGACGTTCACCAGAGAACAGGTATTGCAGTCTGATGAAATGAACACTATCACGAAGAAGATAGACGAACTCGTTGATGGAGTCAATTCTTCTTTGAAACAAATTCCTGAAGGATATGTAACAGAAGAAACCCTTGAACAGAAAGGGTACGCTACCTCTCAGGATTTAAGCAATGCGATAGGAGATATAAACACAGTACTTGATGAAGTAAACGGGGAGGTGATATAATGGGAACGACAGCAGACAAACTTAATAAGTTAAAAGAGAGCAAAGCCGCATTAAAGGCAGCTATCGAGGCAAAAGGCGTAGAAAACGTAGGGGAAATCCTGTCGGAATACCCGGCTAAAATCGCAGCTATTCCGACAGGGGATGAATACGCCCTTGAATCGCAAATACTGATACTTCCGGTACGTTCGACCACTATCACCACGAGTGAAGGAAAGACTGCAGCGATAGCCACAAACGACCATATCAAGATTGTAGATGCAGACCTGAAACATTACACAGTAAAAGAATGGAACGACCGAAGCGTGGCGAATGGCTTTGATAACGGACTTATTGCTCCTCCTGTAGGCTTTTCTCTGGAATGTAACGGAATCAGAACGATATTGTATTGGCCATGGCAGGGAGAATATTACGCTACGTCCGGTACTACAAGCAAAGCATCAAACGCAATGCAGCATTCCGTATATGAGTATGACCAGAGAACAGGTGCGGGTGAAGGAACAGACTACCACGGAACTGTGGATGAAAACCTTGGCACACATACCGCAGGAAGTCACTTTGCAGCCGATTGGAGCGTTACTGTAACGGAGGACGACAAACTTGAGCTTTACAGCGGAAATTCCAAGCAACGTTGGATAATGGAAAAGAATTGCGGCAATGCAAATGCCATGATAGCGGATAATTACGCCGAACGCCTCGAAGCCATGTATGTGCAGAACGAATGGCTTCGTCACAGATTTGCAATTTGTAGCGGCATAGCATCTTCTGAAGCAGAAGGCACAATAACCGAAGTGGAAATCCTGAACCCTGCAGGCACACAGGCTCAGGTAGGAGAGGATATGTTTTTCTTTATAAACGGCCAGAACACAGGTTTGAAAGCAATGTACAATACAAATAACAGGAATTCAGTAAACAACGCATACTATTTCAAACCTGAATACGCTGAATGGCTGTACGAACAGCAGAAAACTAACGGTGTAAACATGAACGACACCGGAGTAAACTCTGCCGAACGGCCTCTCCTTTCTCCGGGCGCAAAAGGAGCGGAAGCCATTACCGTTGACGGCTATTGGTATATCATCACCCCATACATAAGCAGACCGGGAACTTCCGGCACAAATTACGACTGGAATATGGCTGACTCTCATGCTGTGTATTACATCAAATCTCTTGAAAATAAATATATGGCCGGAGAGAAAGAGTTATACGCATACTGGACAAATAAAAGCATAATTTCAGGATTAATAAATTATCTTAAAGGTTATGAAAAATGGGGTGTACCCGGAGTCCTGGGCGGCTACGTCTGGAGCTGTGTCCGCACCAATGGCTACGGCGCCTGGTATGTGAGCATGGGCTATGGCAGCTTGAACGTCAGCAACACGACCAGCACCTGTAGTGTGGTGCCGGCCTCCGCTTTTTGATTTATCTCAGCCGTGCGGAGCACGGCTCATCAATTTTTGCATTAAAATATATTAACATTTAATACGCGACAATAGAAATGAACAGATCCGGGAGGAAACATTTGGATGCACCAATTATTCAGGACGTTATACGCCTGAATAATTGTCTCATAGAAATCAACAGCAAAGCTTATAAGGTCATAAGCAGAACATATATAGACCCTATGCTGAAGCAAGGCGCATTACTTTTCAGCTACGCGATGCGCCAGGTCCGCGGAATGGACTATTATAAAAGGGCTACAGAACTGACATACGAATTGCAGTTCGGGATATACTTGATAGTGGCTCTTGGAGGATGCAGCAAAGAGAAAGCGTCTGTAATAGACGTTTTGTGCGATAATATTTTATCTTCGCTTGCGAGGATAAAGAATGTCAGATCCGAAAAGTCTTGAACTATGTCGGCAGAACTGTTTAATGATAAAGGTCCCTGTGCTTGCGGTGAGCAAGCTATTTCGATTAACAGGGCAGAAGTCCTGGGCGGCAACGTCTGGAGCTGTGTCCGCAACAATGGCAACAACGCCTGGTATGTGAACATGGGCAATGGCAACTTGAACAACAACAACACGAACAACACCTATAGTGTGGTGCCGGCCTCCGATTTATCAGAAAAAGTGCCCGCCTGGATAGCTGCCGAAAGCGACTGTTACAAAAACAAGCACGCATCGCTCGAAGTGGCCTCCTTTCATTTCAATTTGTCGCGTATTTATGAATTGATAAACAGAATAAACAACGGCTACCAGCCACAGACAAGCATCTGCTTTGTTCTCGACTACCCCGTGTATAGAGAAGTGTTTGCAGCCAACTACACCGACCGTATCGTGCACCACTACGTTGCTCCGATGCTTGGCGAGATATGCGAGAAAGTCCACGAAGCCAATGGCGACGTAAGCCACGGCAACCGTATCGGACACTCCGCATCTACAGCTATCGAGCAAATACAGCGGAATATCCGTAATGTAACGGATGGATACACAAAGAAAGCCTTCGTAGCCACAATGGATATATCAGGCTTCTTCATGTCGATAGACAAGGAAACCGCATACCGCATCTTGCGGAAATACGCCGATATGTACTACGACAAACCCGATAAAGAAGAAAAACTCTCTCTGCTTCACACCCTGATACAACACAATCCGGCCACAGACTGCGAGCGACGTTCCGATATAAAAATGTGGGATAAAGTACCGCCCAACAAAAGCCTTTTCGGACTTCCACCCGACAAAGGACTCCCGATAGGAAACTTCTATTCCCAGCTCCTCGCAAACCTCGTCATGGCCGAAGCCGACGCGGAAATGATAAAAACCGGAGTGAAATACACGCGGTTTGTAGATGATATATGCGTGGTGGCAGAAACAGCATCCGAAATAATCCATGCCCGGAAAGTATTCATCAAAGTAGCCGAGCGGTTGAAACTCAAAGTCCATCCCGATAAATTCTACATACAGCCGGCCTCACACGGAGTAAAGTTCTGCGGAAAGGTAGTAAAGCTGAACCGTATCTACATATCCAACCGTACGGTACACGCCCTTCATACAGCGATAGAAGAATACAGCCGGATGCCGTCGTATTGCAATGCCGTACACGCCATGCAAAGCATAAACAGCTATTTCGGCCTGATGAAAGGAACAGCATCCTTCAACATCAAAAAGCGCATAGCCGGGAAAGTCCTGGAAACATTTTCCGAATGGCTGTATTTCCGCAACAAGAACGGCAGGTTCGTCTGTGTGCTGAAAAGCAAGTACAAACCTAACAAGACATCATATCTAAACCTGAACGACTATGCTTCCATATTCAGACCGCCGACAAGGTGCTATCCGAAAAGGAGGCTCCCCATACAGCTCCGTGAGCCTGCATATCTGCGAGCATAACGGACAATTAATTGCAACATTTAAAAACATTAATAATATGAAGTACGCAAAAATCGAAAACGACCAGCTACTCGTCAAAGAAGTAGAGAAAGGACAGGAAGTAGGCGGAAAACTTGCTGAAGAAGAAATCATCGCACAAGGCTACAAGCCATACTGCGAAACAGAGAAACCCGAAGGAGCAGACTTCTTCATCAATCGCGAATACGAAACCTGCATAGTGCAGGAATGGGGAACGATAACCGAAGAACCCGGCATAAGCCGCGAGGCACTGCTGTTCTTTATCGAGAATACAGACAGCAACTCCGTTATCACACTCACACTTCCGGCAAAAGACTATGCCTCAATCATTGAAGACGAAGAAATCCAGTCAGCACTGAAAAACAAACCATCAATCTCAATCGTGACATTATGATAAAATTTACAGAAAAAGAGATTTACAGTACAGAAGGTCTGTACATAAATCGTATCGGAACAAACATCTATTTCAAGCGTGCAAACCGCCTTCCTTCCGACATGGAGGAAATGTTCAAAGAAGTAAGCGAACTGCCCACCGACGAACTGGGAGCCGAAAAAGCCGCAAAGATATTCGAGATAGAAAGCTACGACACGAGCGACGCGGTAAACAGCTTCACTCTCGACGGCGAATCCGTTTGGCTCGACAAGAACACCCGCGTAGGACTGATGAACTCCACCCAGATACAGAAGGCAGCCTCGATGCTCACCACTACACTCTGGTTCGGAGACAAAAGCTACACCATCGAGTGCGACACAGCTATACAGATGCTCTCCGCCCTCGAACTGTACGCCCTGCAGTGCTACAACGTAACGGCACAACACAAGGCGAATGTGGAAGCCCTGCAAAGCGTAAAAGAAGTGGAAGCCTACGACCACACAACCGGATATCCTGAAAAACTTAATCTGAACACAAAATGATACTCATAATCTTATCAATGGCCGTCATCCTCACATACGTGGGGGTGATGGTTTACAAAACAAAGGAGATACCTTACTCCATTAGCGACACATACTATTCGCTGGAACATAAGCTGTGGTTCGGCTTCACCATGGCCGCAACCGCCCTCCTGCTCATGCCCGCCATCCTCTCTGCTACCCCCGAAAGTTATCAGTTCACCGCATTTTTGATGTGCGGAGCGTTGCTGTTCGTGGGTGCGGCACCCAATTTCAAAGCCGGAATGGACAGACCAGTACATATTGCGGCTACCGTCATAGCGGCACTGAACAGTCAGATATGGGTAGCACTTACCTGCCCGTGGATGCTGCTTGTATGGATAGCGTGGATATTATATGTCGGCGTTCGCCTGAAACAAGTATGGAATGGCGATTTATGGTATAGCTTCGTGTTGTGCAAACCGCTGTTCTGGGCGGAGGTGATAGCGTTCGGGATGGTGTATGCGGAAGTGATGGTTAATGGATTATTGTAATATACGTACATTCTTCCCTTTCGCCACTTACCACCCCCCTCCACAATAGCCTGTAGGGCCTGTCAAAACAAATGCAGCAAACCTCTCAAGTGGTTTGCTGCATATCGCTCGATAGGTTTGCCGCAAACCACTTTAGAGGTTGCTGGCGAATAGTTTTAAAACGGTGTCCGTTGAACTAACGGAAACCGTTTTTTTGTCCTTCATTTCCACATTTCGGGTGCCTAACTTTGAGGAAAACAAACACAAAGACATGGCAAATAGTTTAGGTACCAGACTAGCTAGAATCGACGTGCTTATCGGAGGGGCGGAACAGGCGCAGAAGCAGGTTGACAAGATGCGTGATGAATGGAAAAAGTTGCGTAAAGAAGTGGAAAATGCGCAAGAACAGATGAATGCGACTACTAATACCACGCTATACGATGACAACAAGAAGATTTATAATGAAAAAGTAAAACAGCTTGAGAGACTGACTAAACTAATCAGGGAAAATCAGAGAAATGTCAACACGGTCAACAAGTACCTAAATGACATATCAGGTCAGACCTTGAGAAATCTAGGAGAGGCTCGTAAGGGGTTAAACCAGATGCTTCTTGGTATAAATCCTAAAAATGCTGAAACGCTACAAACAGTTCGTGAATATATCAAGCAGATTGCCGATGAAATCCAGCGTCGTAAAGGGAACATCGTAGAATTTTCTGACATCATCGGAGATATTGGCAATGTGAGCGACAAATCTCTGGGAAAGGCAAAGGAACGATTGCAAGACCTTATTAAATCCACAGAACTTAATACGCAGGAAATTCAGAAATACCGTGAACAGCTTGCTCAGGTTGAAGCGGAAGAAACTCGTCGTGTCTCACAGCGTGCTCAAACCACACTGGGGAAAGTACAGACCGGCACATTCGATGGCACAATATCACAGACAAAAGAAGCCATCAAGTTGCTTGAACAATACAAGCAGCAGCTAAAGACAAGCGACACAGAGGGAGTAAAGGAGGTAGAATCGGCCATCAATTCACTTAACGAGAAACTGAAACAATCATCTGCCGAATTTACTTCACTGGAAGATGCGCTTGATAAAGCTGAAACGGTTGGTCAAGGTACGTTTGACGGTACATACGAAGACCTTGAAAAGCTGAAAAAATCGTTCGAAGAATATAAGAAGAAGCTTGAAGTAAGCGATACAAAAGGCTTGAAAAAAATTGAAGATGCGCTGAGCACGATTGAGAAGAAACAGAAAAGTTCCGTATTAAGTGCAGAAGAACTTAACAAAGTGATTCTTACACTTAAAACAGCTCCACTGGAAGATTTGCAAAAGGCCGCGGCACAACTTCAGCAAGAACTTTCGGAAGCTGAGCGTGACACGCGCGAATACATGGAAGCTTCAATGAATCTGCGTCGTGTAAACGAGCAGATTAATGAAGTGAAGCGAAGCTGGCAGGAACACGATAACCAGATTGTAGCTACCATCAAGCGTTTGACAAGTTATGTGCTGGTATATGCCGGATTCAATGAGGTGGTAGGACGCATCAAGCAGTTGTATCAGGCTAACTTGCAGCTGAGCGACAGTCTGGCAGACATCGAGAAGACTACCGGGCTTTCCACTGAGTCAGTAGCCGAGTTGAGCCGTGAAATTGACAGTATCGACACCCGTACCGCACAGCAGGAACTTCACGACCTGGCATACGAAGCCGGTAAGTTAGGAATTTCTGCAAAAGAAGATGTGTTGGGATTCGTGAAGGCAGGTAATCAGTTGCTTGTGGCATTGGGAGAAGATTTAGGAGGAGCTGAAGCGGTACGTCAGCTGATGAAGGTGAATGCCATTCTTGGAGAGACACAGAAGCTCGGAGTGGAAAAAGCCTTGCTCGCCACCGGTTCTGCTATCAACGAAATATCTCAGACCAGCCGTGCTTCTGCCGGTCCGATTGTCGATGTAGTAAACCGTATCGGAGCTATCGGAGAAGCGGCAGGACTTTCCATGTCCGACCTGATTGCGCTGGCCGGCACGCTCGATGCGCTTGGTCAGCACGCCGAAATGGGTGGTACGGCTTTGAACACATTTATCTCTACACTTACCAGTAACACCACTGAGGTGGCTCAGGCTGTGGGACTGAGCGATGATTACTTGAAAAACCTGATTGAACAGGGTAAAACCATTCAGGCCGTAATCGCTGTATTCGAGAAAATGAATGCCATGGGCGGGCTGGATGTGCTGGCTCCGATTATGAAAGACCTCGGTAGCGATGGCGAGCGTATCAAGCAGGTGCTTGTTACCCTTTCTTCCGGCGTAGACGAACTGAAGGCGCAGGTGTTTACTTCTTCCCGTGCGTTTAAGGAAGCTACCAGCGTGACGGATGAATACAACATCAAGAACGAAAACGCCATGGCCATCATGCAGCGTATGGGGAACGCCATCAAGGAATCGTTTATCAACAGCGGATTTGTGGAATGGCTTACGGATGTGCTTCGCTATATTTCGAGCATTCCCAACCGGTTTGAACGCGGAGAAAAGTCTATCCGACTGATGGCAGTAACAGTTCAGGCTTTGGTAGGAGTAATGATAGCCACGTCTTCTGCTGTGCAGAAAGCAAGTGCAAACATTGTGCTGTTTACGAAAATGGTAAAAGCAGGAACAGAATCTGTGAACATATTCAAAATAGCCTGGAAGTGGCTTTCAAAGGCTATGATGTCAAATCCATTAGGATGGGTTGTATTAGGATTTACTGCGCTTACATCTGCCATTACTTATTTCAAGAAATCAGTAGACGAGGCAACAAAGGCACAGTCGGAATTTGAAGCAGCCATACAGAAGGAAACATTTGAACTTTCCAATCTGAAATATGCGATTGACAAGGCAAATGTATCGAACGGAGAGCGTGCGGCACTGATTAAGCAGCTGAATGACAAGTATGGGGCCTACCTGGGATTTATGGTCACTGAAAACAACTATGCCGAGAAGCAGGAATACATTTACAGCCTGATTAATGCCCGCCTTCGGGAAACGCTTGCGCTGAAGATGCGCGACAAAATGATGGAAAACATTGCCGACAAATACACCGACCAGATTCAGGAACTTCAGTCGAAGATTATTGCTTCGCTGAACAAAATGCAGAATGTGGGAGAAACCAACGCCGGCGATGCCATGGCCCTCATCATGGACGGGATGAATAAGGTAGTGGAAGAAGGAGGTAATCTGTACGACGCGCTGGATGGCTTTATGGAGAAATATGACAAGAACATAAAGCAGCTCCCGTTTAGTTCCGACGCTTTAAAACTGATGAACATCCTGAAAAACATCCGGAAGGAAGCCGGACAGACTCAGACTTTCCTTGAAAGTACGCAGCGTGCTGCCGAGAGCAAGACCGAAGAGCTTATGCTGCAAGACCTCCGGAAGTCCAACCAGGGCATTCTTTCTTCTTCAGACATACCGGAACTGAATACCTATCTTCAGCAGGCCACTACTTACGTGCAACGTCTGCGTTCAGATGTTGAATATTTGAATGCAAAACGTGAGAAAGGAAAGAAATTGACTGAGCTTGAAACTGCAGAGCTTGAAAGGCTGAATGAAAGGAAAGAAAAAGGGATAATGCTGAATAAGCTCGAGGAATCCAGACTGGAAGAATTGAACGATAAGCGTAGGAAGGGAGAGAATCTTACCGATTCAGAACTGAAGGAACTGAAAGAGAAGAACCGCCTGTTAGGTATATATCAGTACAACATAGATCAGGTGGAAAAACGTATTAAGGCCATCGGACTGGAGTCTGTATGGGGACAGGGAGTATCGCTGGAAACAGCCGGAGTAGACAAGCTGGTAGCTACCTACAAAAAGCTGGAGGCCATGATGAAGAGCATTAATGAGGACAAGGACTATGCAGACACCTTCGCTGCCCGTGGATTCAAGTCGGCTAAGGAAGAATACGAGGCACTGAAAAAGATGGAGCAGGATGTGGCCAAGGTGCTGGCTGAGAAATGGGGTCGCGACACAAGTGGTAACTGGCTCAAAGTACGTAAGTCAGGCACACGTGGTGAGCAGAAGGAAATGAATGATGAAATCAGTGCGGCCATGTCTGCGCTTGAAGCTTATTTCCTCCGCCGTCAGCAGGCTATCCGTCAGGCATATCTCGATGAACAGATAACTACTGAGGAGATGAACCGCCAGATTGACGCGACCGAGGAAGAGCATCTGCTGGCACGTGTGGAGCTTCGTAAAAAGCTGTTGGGTGAGGAGAACACCTTCAATCAGAATTTATACGGGATGGAAGGTAAGAACCTGGAATCTACTGCTGCATTGATTAAGAAACTGGGCGAACGTCAGACCGACGGCTTACGTAAGAACCTTGAAAAAGACCTGCTCGAAGTACAGAACATGACAGTGAAATACCGTCAGACTATCGAGAAGGAGCTGCTAAAATACAACCCGTTTGAAAGCCTTGTCAACCAGTTTGAGGAGTCGCTTGACAAGCTCCGTCTGCTGAATACCGATGCGGAGAAAGAGTTCCGTATGAGTTTAGGATTTAGCGGAGTGATTGACGAGAGCGCCGTGAAGGAAAGAATTAATGCACTTGTTTCTCTGTCGGAAGATGCTTACAGCCTGAACGAAGACCAGTTGCGGACTTATCTTAGCAACATTGACGCGGTATGGGCCGAAAGCATGAGCCCCGAACAGATGTCGCTCATGCTGAAAAAGCTGCGTGATTTCTATCAGGATTCCAAGGCCGCTGCCGAGAAGTATGCAAAGGACATAAAGGAAATGATAGACGTGCAGTGGGAAACCAGCGGAAACCAGCAACTTTGGGAGGACCGTATAAAAGGTACGGACGAACGAACTGAACTTATGGGTGCTGCAGGTAATCTTGGACTGGCATCCACACAAAGTTCCTTCCTTGGTACTTCCGAAACGGATAATGCGGAGCTCGAAGCCTTGCGAATACGCCTGGAAGCTGCCCGCCAGTATTATGAAGAGTTCTATGCCCGTAAAGAAGAACTGATACAGCAGGCTATTGCTTCCGGTGCTACACAGCAGGAGGCAGAGGAGTCTTACCGAATGGCCGAAAAGGAAGCACTCGATGAACTAAATGCAGCAAGAGAAGAACAGGCTTCAAAAGAGCTTGAAATCACGGAGAGCAAACTAAGCACGCTAAAGAACTACACCGATGCAGTAGTAGATTTCAGTGAGCAGATGGGAGAAGCTGCATTTGCCGAAGTGGACGACCGTAAGCAAGCTGCAAAAATGTTGCTCCAAACAGCGATGAAACTCACCAAAGACTTGATTATGCAAAAAATAACCGAGTTGTTGATGAAGAAGACTCTTGGAGGCCAGGAAGTAGCACAGGAAGCGGCTACAAGTGCTACAATCACAGCCCTTCACGGAACGCAGGCTGTGACAGACTTGACAGTTCAGGGGGCAAAGACTACGGCTGATATTTCTGCCGGGATAGCTTCCGGATCAGCAAAAACTATTGGACAGTTAGGATGGTGGGGTATCCCATTGATTGCAGTTATCAGTGCGGCGCTTTCCGCCCTGATGGGCCTTGCAATGGGTAAGCTAAACAAAGCAAAGCAGGATGTGGCAGCTGCTACCGGAGTAAGCAGCAGCAAGGGCCGTGTAGCAGCCGGAATGCTTACCTACGCAGAGGGTGACTATCCGGTACTGGGAAACGACGGACAGATATACAACGCACGCTACCAGAAGGATCTTAAAACGGGCGTGTACGGTGGAGGTGCGCATTTCGGAATCTTCTCTGAAAAGAAGCCTGAAATGATTGTGGACGGCGATACCACACAGAAGCTTATTCTGAACTATCCGCACATCTATGACAGCATTCTTACCATTGCGCGGCACGGGCAGCTTAAATCGGCCGCCATGCCTACATTTGCCAGCGGGAACTATCCTTCCATGCCGGCACAGATTACCCAGGTTGCATCCGGAGCTACGGATATGACCATGCAGAACGAGCAGATGACACAAATGCTCGGGAGTGTGGCCGAAGCGCTTTCCACACTGAACGAGCGTCTGAGCAAGCCGATTCGCGCCGCCGTAGACCCATACGGGAGCAAGGGTGCGGTAAACCAGTTGAACAAAGCCAGCAATTTCATGACCAAACGCGGACTGATAAAATAATGACACGATGAAAGGACTACAGATAAAGATTAACAGCCAGTGGGTAAAGCTGTCGGAAGATTTTTCCATTACACTGGAGCAGTCAAACCCACTTTTCAATGACCAGGGAACATTCTCGTTCCCTTTCGAAATTCCGCTGGAACCAAACCGCGAAATTTTCAAGAATATAGCCGATCCTTGGGGAGACATTAACCTGAAGGACATTGACCGTATGCCCGCAGAGCTTTGGGTGGACGGCATAATGATATACCGTGGTGTGATAGAAACCGACGATGAAGTGGAGTTCGAAGATACACTTCCGGTCACATTCATTTCCGGTAACAGTGATTTCATGGACCGTATAGAGGGAATGAATGCAAGGGATATTCCGCTCGACAGGGAGATAAAACTTGGATATAGGGTAAAATCAGCTTCCACACAATTTGTATGGGGAGATGACGATCTGTACTTTACCGTTTATTTAAGTGATGGTGTAATGAATTACACGGAAAGTAATGAATCAGATCCGTATCCGTCAAAAACTTATTGTAACGTGAGAGTATGTACTCCAAATAATTCAGGAACTTATAATGTACTAAGGCCTAAAAGACCTTATAGTGGAGTATGCTTTTATGTATTGTATCTTTTAGACTGCTTCTTTAAGTATTTGGGAATTGGAGTTAATAGAAATGAACTTTTGGATGTAGACGATATGTGTCGTCTTGCATTTTTTTCTACTCAGTGCCATACCGAAGAAAAAGGGAACACATTTTCTGTTTCATATTCTGATATTATATCAGAAAAATTTATGGGAAATTCTTTTTCTCTTAAATATGATTTGAAATATCTTGTTAATCCTAATTTCAGTAATCTTTATATAACTATAAAAACTTTTTACAGTCAGGACTTTTCATATAAAGGAATTAATGTTTATGCTACAAATGAAAACTTTCCAGATCTTGAAATGAAAGACTTAATAGAAGATTTGCAAAGTGCTTTTGGTATTCGGTTCTTGTACGACAGTGCAAAAAATACAATGGATGTCATATATATAAAAGACATTCTGAAATCGAATGAAATATCCATTCTTGATGTAGAAATAGTAGATATACAATTAAAAAGGACAAAAGAAAAAACTATTCGTATTTCTTATGGGAAAGATGATGATACATCATTTAATTATGATGATTATTCCAATGTGAAGGAAAAGAATAATTACATGGAGATTCTTCAGCAGGGACAAGCATCAAATGACACTACATGCTATCAGGATAAACTTACAGGGAACTCCTATCGTATAAAAGTGGACAAGAATACTGGAGGAAATCCTTCGTTGTTTGAGGTTGGTGGATTCCGTGATTATGTAATTGGTGGAACATCATCGGAAAGTGATGAAGAAGAAATATCTCTAAATTTTTCTCCTGTTATGATTAATGATGTAAATGGTTCAGATGTTGTATCTAAAGCAATGGAAGGAGAAAATGGAGAACAGTTGCTTGCTGTTTTTGCGGATCAGGAATTGTTGTCAGATAAAAATATAAGTATAAAACTTATACCAGAAGTATTAGGCCTTAACCTGTATAATTTGATTCGATACAGGCATGATATTACTCTGAGCTATCTTTCCGATGAAAATTATGACAAAGAATCAGCAGAAGAATCACCCATGCGTACTTACGATGCCGGATTTTGTCTTGGAATCATGCGCGGTCCTGGTAGCAAATCTGGCATAGACTATAGTCCTAATTACGACGGTGAAGGAAACGACTCGTGGGTACATACGGTAGCCAACAGTGCTTTTACAGCCGACAGCTGCGATAACTTTGGACGGTTCTTTGATTACAACGGCACGGAGCAGGGTGGAGTAGACCAGCTCGGACGATTCTCGCTCAAGCTGGTGGCCGGGAAAGACAAGTATCCCGCTTCTCAGGCATACCAGGACCGTGGGCTGGTGTCAAAATTCCTTTCGGAGTATCTTTACTTCCTTTACAACCGGAAGACCGTGATACTGACAGTAAGAATGACCATATCGCAGATTGCAGGACTGGACATGCTCAAGCGCTACCAGATAGGTAACTATGTGGGATTCATCAATAAGTTATCCTACAGCATTGACCGTAGCGGGATTACGGAGGTAACAATCGAACTATATACCATTTAATGAAGAAATAAAACATGGCAATACAGGTATTACAGCAGCCGCCACAGATAGCATTTGCAGGCGACCCCATAGTGGTTAAGGCAAAAACCACGCTGAGCGGAAAAACGTTTCTCCGCATAAAGATTACGGTCAATTCCACCGCATTTGCCGGATCTGAAGAGTTTCCTTATTCAGAAAGTTACTCTTTTGAGGTAGGATCTGACGGGATAGCCGTTTTCAATATTGGAGAAACCATAAAAACTACGCTGTCACGAAAGATGACGTTTGATGTGAACGGCACGCAGACCCTTTCACAGATGATATACGCTGCACGATACACCATTACCTACAAGGAGTCATATATTGACGGTATGGTAGAGATAGAAGAGGGAGAAACCACTTCCGAGCAGTACAATGCCATACCCGGAAGGCTCACGGAGTTTGAACGCCTTACCACATCCAATGTAGATACCACAGAGATTTTAGGTGAGGGACGCATCTTGAGCCGTAAACCAGAGGGAGATATTGTCCCATTGGGATGGATACTGTGTATTCCTGCAGTAAGTACCCGATCGGACACCATTACCTACAGCGTAGTGCAGGGAGAAGAATCGAAAGAATATTCCGAATACACACGTGGTGCGCTGGTCCCGGATTCATTGCAAATAATCACATCATCGTTGAAGGAAGGTGAGCTTACAGTGAACACCGGATTTGAAACCGGGAAGAAGCGCTATGCGGTAAAGACAAACCCGCTCATGCGCCACTTCATATTCCTGAACGGGTTCGGTTTGATGGAAAGTGTAGTCGCTTTTACGCGCGATTCGCTGGAGTATGACATACAGAGTGAGCTTTACACGCTTCCTGCTGACATTTCCTACCGTGCTACCACGCGCACTGCCAGCTATGCACAGACGCCTTCAGGAACTTTTTCCATGAGCAGCGGATTTGTAAACAGAGAGTGGGCCGAATGGTGGCTCACGGAATTTGTGGTGACGCGAAAGGCATGGATGTACGATAACGGCACATACATACCCGTCGCCATCATACCAGAAGAGACGAACAAACTTTATGACCGCGCTAAACCAGGTCTTATTTCCGTGAATTTCAGTGTGCGGTATGGATTCTCAGGAAGTACTATGAACTCATTCGTCTAACGGAAGGAATCCTTCTCCGTTTTTCTTCTGTAGTTTTTCTTTCAACCGGATAACCTGCTGGCGGAGCATACGGTTCTCTTCCAGCAGGATTTCCGCACTGGTTACACCAAATGAAATATCCATGCGATTCTGATCCGAAATAAGATAGTAAGGTGTTACTTCCAACCGGTTGCATATCTCCAGCATGTCTTTTATTCGCATGGTGCTGTTTTCTTTTCGCCATGCACGAAGTTTCCATTCGCTAATATTCATACGTTCAAGCAGTTCCGAGCGGTTTATACCCGTCACGCTCTCCTTCCCGAAAAAATCATTCACATATTCCGGATGGAAAACTACCGTCTTCCAGTTGTCCGACCGGTAATAGTCGTACACATTTACTTCCGGAACAATGCCGTTATCCCGATAGAATATGTGTCTTGTGCTGATATGGTATTTGTTGCAAAGTTTCACCAGCGAGGTAATCAGCATGTTTCCTTCGATGAACAGTTCGCTGAAATTCTGCATGCCGGCATCCTGAATCACTTTTCGTCTGGACACTCCCACGACGATATGAAAGTTCTCCAGCAGTCCCCAGTTAGCCTTCCATTCCCTGACTTTCCTGTCTGCGTAGGTATATTCGGTGCTTTCTTCTGCCACAAGCTCCGTTTCCTTGATTCTTGCTTTCAGCTTGCGGTTTTCATCCAGAAGTGATATTCGTTCCTGCCGGTATTGCCTTATAGCCTCTTTGAGTTCCGAAATTTCCTGCCACACGCGCGGCGATATTTCCGTCTCGGTGGCCGCGTACTTTTCAAGCTTCTCATTCTCGTCTTCCATGAACACGTCTATGTCGATTCCGAAACGGTTGCATATTCCGATAAGCCAGTTAACCGTACACCCTCCTATCTTCGGATTCTGCCACCTTACGATACTGGTGACTGATATTCCGCTCTGACGCGAAAATTCAGCAAGCGAAGGAATTTTGGTAAGTCCCTGCGGACCGTAGAGCCAGCGCAAGTTTTCGGGTATGAATCTCACCTCTTTAAAATCTTCATCAGGTATGACATATTTGAAGCGATTACCGAGTAAATTTTCAGGAGGAGCCGACATAATGAAGTTTGACAGGCTTATGTGGAATGTGTTGCACACCATTACGATGTCATGCACGAGTATATTGTCTTGATTATCAACCTTTCTTTTATACATGTATGATTTTCCGTACACCTTCTCCGACACGCCTTTTTCGCTCAGACCGAAGAGCTTGGGAAGATTATTGAACAGGAAAGAATTGAAATAGTACATAAAAAAATCAGTTTAAAATTGTTATTTCCGTAACAATTATAATGCGATTGTCAAATTAAAATTGTTACTTTGTAGGTAAAAATAACAAAAAACGACCGAAACCGCAAAAGCGAGAAACGACAATATATATCAGAAGTATGAAAATGAGCATCATTGAAGCATTATCCGAAAAAAAGTTGAGCCCCATGCGGCTGGGATTTAGCCGCTACCTGGTGGAACATTACGGAATGAGCATGAGCACGGCGTACCAGAAGATCAGGTTGAACCGCGTGCGCCGGTGGGAGGCGGAAGGCGTGGAAAAATGCCTGAGAGATTTTGATCCTGACTACGAAGGGGAACTGAAAGACTTCTTTTCCGGTGTGAGAAAGAAGGGAGAATTTATCGAGTTCATGAAAGAACGAGGTATGGGCGAACATGCGCTGCGTGCGCATTTCCGTAACTTCGATTTCACGGAAGTAGAGCTTCGCGGGCTGGAATCTATTTATAAGGAGTACAAGAAACAAATGGAGGAAATGTGATGGGATACATGCTGGAAAGACAATGGGAAGCGCACACACGCATTCAGGACGGATTCTCAAGAATTGTTTTTGAAGACGGAGAGGAAATCACGGTAAAGAACGACGGAAAGACGGGAATTGACTTCGTAGAGGAATACCTCGACGAGATGAAGAAAAACTATCCCTCACACCTGGTGGCAGCCGACCAGCTTCTGCAGATGCGACTTGGACGTTCTTATAAGACCATACGGAACCTTCGCAGCCGCTATCTGTCAGAGCTTGCGCTGGTAAGCCTGAACTGTTGTTTCGGACGCGAGGACGATATTCCCGACCATGAAGGTCCGGAAGACTTCAATACCGAGAACACGCACTGCCCTATGCGATATAACTGTCCGTTCAACGGATTCAACCCCGCCTTCAAGGATAAAAAGGAGGTGTGCTGCAATCCGGTGTACGAGTGCGGACTGACTCCCACTCAGGCTGCTGTGGCGAACATGCTGGTAAATACTTCGCTCACCTACGAAGAGATTGCCGACGAAATGGGATGCAGCTATTCCAATATAGACAACATGCGGAAACGTATTTTTGCGAAGTTGGGTGTGGCTACACGTCCTGAGCTTATGTTGACACTAAAAGGAAAGCGGCTGGTATGAAACGAAGCAGAGCGGTATATGAACAGCGTTTCCATGTGCGTCACACGGAAATAGCGATAGGCTATCCGGAAGGTAGCGTGAGCATAGCTTGCGGCAACCTGTCGAAGTCGTGCATGCAGAAGCTTATGAACGAGCTGGTGTACGACGGATATTCTTCCACAGGAAGCGTGCAGGAAAATACGATTTACCTGCATGAGCCAGACCCTATGATGTGCCTGCCAGATAGCCTGAAAGAAATGATACAAGCAAAAATGGAAAGCATGAACTACGAGGTGACATTCCTCTTTTAAAATTCCCTGAAATGATTTCTGACAAGGCAGTTGATAAACTCAATGCGCTCCCGCTTCCCGACGTGATGCGCAACAACGGATACCTTCCCGCATCGCAGACCGCACGCAGCGTATTCTACCGCTGCCCGTTTCACGACGAGAAGAACGGAAGTTTCTGTGTGAGCAAGTTCCCCCCAAAGGGCGAACGCTATGCCGCCTTCAATTGCTTCGTATGCGGCGAGCAGAACCGGAGCAAAGGGGTAGGGGCCATCATGCTGCAGCAGCGCCTTCTGGAACGCGCAGGAGAGAAACACGACTTTCCGGACGCGGTGAACCGGCTGGCCAAAGACTTCAACCTGATTATTGAAGGAGATTACAAGAACGGATTCCTCCACCTGGCACGCAAGACCGCCCCGCAGCCGGAAGTGGATTTCCGCATCCGTAAGGGCGAGTTTACACCCGCTGAGCTCCGTGCGCTGGGCTGCCAGGTGCTCCCCGTGTTCCGCGCCGGGAAAAACACAAGCGAAGGCCCCGAGCAGACAGCCGTGACCGATGCCGACGGAAACAACCTGTTGCGCTGTTCGTTCAATCCCGATTTCTACCGGGGAAACACACCCGCTCCCTTCGACAGCACCCAGCTCCGCACCATGTTCAACCTCTATCCGCTGGAAAGCTATGTCACACCCGAGAAGGCCGATGCCGACGGCGTTCTGACCAGCTACGAAGTGAAGTCCACACCTTCTTACCCGGTATTCCTTTTCCGCTACGAAGACGAGAACGGCTGGTGGGCACGGAAATATGAGCCCTATTTCCGCGAGACAACCGATGCGGACGGCCGCCGCCAGCCCAACTACAAGTTTACCTGGTGGTACCAGGGAGGAAGCCGTCCGGAAGGATTCTACAAGGAAATCTACGGCGACGCTGACGTGATGCGTGCCCTGCAGACCGGACGTGTGGAAACCTCCGACAAGGAAGGGCATCCCATTATCAATATAGAGAAAACCCGGGTGGACGAGCAGGGACGGCGTACCCGTGCTTTTGCCGACGTGTTCCGCCGGATTGTGATCTGTTCCGGACCGCGCGATGCCATCAATGTGTACTTCCATAGCGACGCTCATGTGGTGTTTCCCCACTCCGAGAGTGTGGAGATTTCGTCGGAAACCATCCGTCGCCTGCTGGACATCTCCATGGAAGTGTTTGTGCTGTATGATATCGACCGCACCGGCATACGCGCCATGAACCGGCTGGCCCTGAAACACGTGGAACTGAAAGTGCTATATCTGCCCGAAGACCTCTCCACCCAGTACAATCCCCGCAGCGGGAAAACGTGCAAGGATGCCGAAGAGTTCTTCAACTTCTACCCGGCAGTGATGCGCCGCAATGAAAAGCTCATGCACACCAACGTAAACCGCTACTTTGACGACCTGCTCAAGACCGCCCGACGGATGCGCTTCTGGGATGTGCAATACCAGACCAAAAAGCAGGAAGACGAAAGTAAGGTGGTGGTACGAAAATACACCCTGAACTTCGACAATATGGCCCAGTTCCTTTCGGCCAACGGATTCTACAAATACACCGACGAAGCGGATACCACCAAGTTTGTGCACATCAGCAACAACATTGTCGATGTGGTGGAAGAGAGCCAGGCACTGAGCGAAGCCAAGGAAATCATGAAAGACTTCCTGATATACAACTCACAGTATTACTCCGAGGAACTGAGCAACGCCATCAGTACCCAGAAGAAAATCGGACGCGACACCATGTCCGGAATCAAGAAAGTAGACCTGAACTTCATGTCGTGGGGGAAGGATTTCGATTATTTCTTCTTCCGCAACTGCGCCGTGAAGGTGACGACCGACAGCATTGAGCCGGTGGACTACGTGGACCTTCCTTTCCATGTCAACCGGAAGGCGATTATTGACGCCGATTACCATCCGCTCAAGTCCCCGCTGTTCACCATCGAGGAGAATCCGGAATATGCCGCACGTAAGGAGCTGAACGATCAGAGAATGGCCGACAAACGGATGAACGAGAACGAGCGCCGCCGTGAGGATGCAGAGTTCATCGCCTACCAGCGTCTGTACCGTTTCCTGCTGAAAATGCCGAAAGACATTGACCAGATGCCTGTCTGCGTGCAGTGGCTGTACGACACCAGCCGCATACACTGGCGAAAGGAAGCCGAAGGCTATCCGCTTACCGAGCTGGAAAAGCAGCGACAGGACATGCACTTCATTTGCAAGGTAGCGCTCATGGGCTACATGCTTTCGCGCTATCGTACAGGCACCATGCAGAAGATGGGAGTCGTGACGGAATACACCGTGGCCGACGAAGGAAAGAACAGCGGAGGTACCGGAAAAAGTTTCTTCCGTTCCTTCTTCGAGCTGGTGCGGAAGGTGTGCTACATACCCGGTCAGACCTTGAAGAAGAAAGAGAACATGGCCAAGAACTTCGACAAGTTCCATTATACCGTAGACAGCATGTGTCTGATAGACGACCTTCGCCCCGACATGATGGGAAGCGAGTTCTACAACATTACGGACAACATTACGGTAAAGGCCCTGTATCACGATGAAATGACACTGCCGCGCGAGGCAACCCCGAAGATATTCATTACCATGAACAAGATGCCGTTCGACATGACCGAAGGAAGCACCTCACGCCGTATCTTCCTGGCCATGCAGAGCGATTACTACCACGACGAGGACTACGCCGGCCAGTTCAAGAAACGCACGCCGCAGACTAAGTTAGGGAAAGACATATTCCTGGAAGCCACCGAAGAAGAACGTGACGAAGCGGTGTACATGATGCTGCAAAGCTGTCAGTTCTACCTCGGCCTGCAGGAAAGCCTGATACCGCCCATGTCGCAGGACGGACAGATGCGAATCCTTTACTCCGCCATCAAGGACCAGGTATTCATTGACTGGGCCAATCATTTCTTTGCGAACCAGTGGCACTGGTGCCGTCCGGTATCTATCAGTGAAATGGCCATCAGCTACCTGGAACACCGGGGCGATGCGGTGACGATGCAGAGCGTGAAATCCGTGAAGAACGAAATGATAGAAAAGATGCAGGCTTACTGCTTCAATATGCAGTACACCATGAACCCTTCCATCGTCTACCGCTCGGACAAAGGCTCCAAATATCCCCGTCACTACGCCTGGGAGCAGGAGTTTATGAACGACACGATCCGTCGTGAGGAACGCACCCGTAAATTTACCCGTGTGTGCTTTTTCTACAAGCTGGGTGAGGAACCCAAAGACTCCAAGGAGATACTTTCCTGCCCGGAAACCGACGAAGAGTGGGAGGAAAAGAAGCGCTTTGAAGATGATTAATAACCTTAAAAAGAAAAGAATATGGCAAGAATTTTAAAACATGAAATCCCGGCAGCGTCTGAGTTTACGCTCCCGCTTTATGAGGGAAGCAAGCTGCTGAAACTCGCAGTTGTAAACGAGAAAACATATATCTGGGCATTGGAAGATGAATCAAAGCCAAAACGGGGAGTAAAGTTCCGTATGGTAATGACCGGTGAAGAGATAAACCTTGAGCCTTACATGATGTATATAGGGACTTTTATACTTTTCAACGGTTCGTTTGTAGGTCATCTGTTTATGGACACTTCTGTACCGATGACGATTTGTATAGGACTTTAAAATAGTGGGAGATATGGAAAACAATCAGAATGAAAAAGTGAGTATCACTTTTGAAGTGGAAAAAGAATTTATCAAAGCCGTGATGCTTGTTTCAGGAATCAGTATGAAGGACGCTGAAGAAGCTATGAACGAGCTCGACAATGTGGTTATCAATGAAGATACGCTTCAAGATTTAGAAACTATGGATGGCGACATCCAGCAGATAAAAACAGGTATTTCAATGATTGCCATCGGTATGGCGTACAAGAAAATTACTTCCAAAGAAAAGAAAACTAAAACAAACGGACTTTTTGCGAAGATTCAGGCTTTGAAAGAGGAGAGTAAGAGGTTAGGAAAGGAGGAGTGGCAATAATGGAAGTTCCTATAATCATGGAAGAAGCATTGCTGATGGTTAAGGAAGTGAAGAAATTGAAGAAGGATGGAAAAGCAAAATAAACCAATACTTGATGTATGTTGTGGAAGCCGGATGTTCTGGTTTGACAAACAGAATCCGCTTGCTTTATTTACTGACATACGAGATTTTGAAGACACACTTTGTGATGGGCGGAAAATTTCTGTGAAACCTGATAAAATTGAGGATTGCACAAACCTTTCATTTGCTGATAACACGTTTAAGTTGGTTGTGTTTGACCCTCCACATCTGGTAAGAGCCGGTGAAAACAGTTGGTTGGCCAAAAAGTATGGGAAACTTCCAAAAGACTGGAAAAGCTTTATTAATGACTCCATACATGAATGTATGCGAGTGCTGGATGATTACGGTGTACTTATCTTCAAGTGGAATCAGGACCAGATAAAAGTAAAGGAAGTAATCAATGCTATTACGGATTACAAACCTTTGTTTGGCCATACTACAAAGAATAACGGGACGACTATCTGGATGTGTTTTATGAAAATGCCGAAAGAACAAAACCATGAGACGAATACTTTATAACGCAAGCGATACAGAAACATTCCAGCGTATTGTGAAAACAGCTAAGAATGGGATTTTTGGAGGCACTTCGGCCACAATGGATTACCTTGATAAGTGCCGATGGTTTTTGGAACGATACGATTGTATAATCATATTTACACGTGATGAAGGAGCCCATACCTGCGGATGGTGGAAAAATCCGGATTACGAAAGATGCTATCACCTGTCAATCTCATTTCCTGGGGGATGGAACAGGAAGAAAGCGGAATATATTCTTGATCGGATATTCGGATATAACAAGCGTATGCTGTGGTGCGAGCCTCCATATTCAGAAGATGGGAAGCGAGCTGGAGTATTCCACTACCGGCTATTCTGCGATGTGAACTGGAATCCGATAATTCCTCGTGGAGAAGTATATTCCACAAAATTTACGGAGCTTGGATGGAAAAGCTTTTCGGAACTGCATGGAAAATAAAATAGGAGAGTGACAAATGCTAATAAAAAAGAACTTTTCCGTGGTTTTTGAAGCCGGTACACCTCCGGTTAGATTCCGTGAAGAATACCTTCTTCCGGTCCGTACAGAAGAAGAGCAGACGGATCATTCAACCCTTCATCAGGCGGCAAAAGGAGCCATAGCAAAGGATTTAGGGATTATGAGATGCGAAGTTCGGATTCTGAAAATTATGGAAATTCATAATCACTTGATAGTTGAATAAAACCATAAATCGAAGTACATAGCCTATGTTTGAACTAATAAGAGTCTTTCCCACTCATGATTCTCCCTATGTTGGAGGATATGTGGATTTTGACAGACAATATACTGTCGGAGAGTTTATCGAAGAAACCCTGAAAAAATACCCTGCTATTAGCGGTTCCTTCGTCGTAGATGCGACTTCACTCGTTGCACACTACCGGAAAGGAAAGCTGTTAAATGAAGATTTTCCGGAAAAGGTTTTAAAAGCCAGGATTGCAGCCGTTCCCTTTTATACAGAATGGAACAAAGCCGATTTTATTATCACTAAATTAGATGGACAATGATTTCAGAAGAAGTAAAGAAAAAACTGCGTGAGATGTCGGACCAAATAAGAGCATCCGAATCAGAATGGGGGACAATTCAAGCTTGTGTTACTTGTAGACACTTTGCTTGGAACCTCAATTTAGACAAGAAAGGAATAGTATGTACTACCTTTTATTGTAGGCTTTCCGGCGAATCGGTAAGAAGACTAAATATATGTAATAAGTTCCAGAATAAAGATTACTTGTCGAATCTTAGAAGTGAAAGAGAAAACGAATTTTTGGAACAGTACATACGTCCATTAGAATACGTCGGGATTGTCAATAGAGTGCTTGAAAGTACGATTCCTAATCAGATGGTACTTTATGCAGCAAAGAAAATACATGGTAAGGTAGTAGAGATCCAAATAAATATGGATAACTACGAAACGCATACAATTACATTTTTCATGGATGATCAAAAAACAGGCGACCGGATTTGGATGAAAACGACCATTCCTTCTTCCGCAAAATGTGGAGACTCGTATTCGGGATTATTAGCTGATTCCATAAAAAATGCTTTATCAGAATTTGAAGAGTTTTGTAAAAAAGAGGAATAATATCATGAAAGAAGAAGAAAAACTACTGTTACTGGAAGATATTTCAGCCAGATTACCGTTCGGATTGGCGTTTATCACTAAACAAGGAATGATTGAAATGGATGTCATAAACCTAGCCGACAGATATAAGGTATGGGCTTATAAGAAAAGAGACAAGCATGGTAACGAAATTGGCCTGAATGCCGAAACATTAAAAGGCGAAAGATGTCTCGGGAAAGGGTTCAGATTGGGAGATATAAAACCGATACTCTATCCGCTGTCTTCAATCACAGAAGAAATCTTTGTGAACGGCTCGGAAATCTGCCCGATGAAGTATCTGGCAGAAGCGTTCGATTTCGACGGGTATATGGGCCTTTATACCACCTGGAATTTCGACGAAGAAAGAGAATGCGTGGAGTTCTTCGCCTGGGGATGTAAAGTGTGCGAAATGAGCTTGCAGAGCTTCTTTATTACACCGGAAGAAGGAAAGCATAATAGCACTCAATTGGGCCTTCGTCATTTCCAGCAAGTCTTTCACGTGCTGCATCAGTGTCACATCGACTACCGCAACCTGATCGCACAAGGACTGGCCGTTTCAGCTTTAGTTTTGGATAATAACCCTTATAAATAAAATAGCCATGTTTAGACCGGAAGATTATGTAACACACGATGTGGGATTGCTTTTGAAAGAAATAGGGTTTAATGAAAACTGCAAATATTCATATTTAGAGAACGGGCTTAGGTGTTGTCCATCTGAATATGAGCAAAATTTCAATCTTTCAGAAAAAAGATGTTCATGCCCAACCTTATACGAGGCTCAAAAGTATCTTCGGCAGAAACACAATATATCTGTCGAAATATACAGAAACGCTTGCGGTTACTGTTGGTCTATGTCAAAAGCTGACAATGGAACATTCATTACAGATTATGACCTTAAAGGGCCTAATGATGGTGGTTGCTGGGATGATTTTGAAGAAGCTTTGAATGACGGAATCTATAACGCATGTAAAATGATAAAGAAAAAGAAAGATGAAAGTAATAAACGGAATAATAATAGACGGTAAACTGTATAGAGCTGTTGCAAACGGTAAATTATGCAGCGAATGTTGCCTAGTGTCAGACCATGAAAAGTGTAATGAGATAAAGCCTTGTTCAGTATTTGGAAACGGTTACATATTTTTAGAAGAAGGGAAAGTTTCACAAATTCTTACTTGCGACAAAGAATATGCTGAATTGTATGTAGCCCACAAGGGAGATATTCTTAAATTCCCAGAGGAAATAGAAACCTCAGAAAGAGATTATTACGAAGGTGATTTTGAGTTCAAAAGCGGGTGCGGATTTATCAGATATAGGATAGATGCCCGATGCCTTAATATTCTATACGATTACAGAGGGAAGATTTACGGGAAAACGATAAAGCTGTCCATAGATGTAGAAGGCTTTTCTGAAGACATGTACAATAGGATGACAAAGGATATTGTAGGAGAAGACCTGGTTTTGCTATTGGAGCACGAAGAAATGCGCTGCATATACGGACAAAATGTTCCGAGTGAAGTCTGGATGGAACGAAAGGATGGCAGACTGACTCTCTTAGTAGAGGTAATGGTAAAAACATATATGCCATATTTGAAGTCAGGTAAAGTAGAAGCGATTGAAGATGTACGTAACATAAAATATAGGTAATCAGTATGATTAAGCTATACAGAGCGGACCAGATGCACCCGTCCTCGTCGGTAGTGGCGCTATCAAGCCTTCAAAAGACTGTCAGGAAGAGCAGAGAAGTAACAGATAGACTGATTCAGCAGCTGATTGATACAGGCTACATCCCGGAAGAAAAGAAGCCCGAGCTTCTGTCTGTCTTCGACAAAGAAATGACCGAGTACACAAAACTCAAAACAAAGAAGAAAAAAGTATGAACGAAATGTAGAAACCAATGATTGAACTTAAATACCCAGGTATGAAAACGAAAAACATTATCTACACCGGACCGATATTTGATTATTATAACGGGGAGTTACATCGTATATTTTGCAACTTCGACATTCAGCAGCTGAAAAGCAGGGTGGCCGGGAAAGATGATTCCTGCAACAGGCTGATGATAATTATCAACCTTGAGACCAAAACGGCATGGATAGAGTATGTCGACGAAGAATGTTCTCAGTACGATAGCTTGGAAAACAAATTCACCTGCGACATTCAGGAAGTGGAAAGGCTGATCGAAGAAAGTCAGGAAAGTAAAGAATAATCTAAAACCAGGAACTATGTATATCGACGATAAGAAAGCAGTCGTATTCGTACCGAAAGACGAGTACGAAAAGATGAAAGAGCTGGCCAACGCCAACGCAGAAGAAATAGAGAAACGTGCCCTCGAAATGTGGGAAACAAAAGCAATTCCATGTCTTAAAGTCTCCATGGAGATACGAAGTAGCGGTGGACGTGATATTCTGGATTCAGAAGAGTTTGAGTTCAGGACAGATTCATACCTGCTAAACCCTTCAGGTAAGTTCACTATCAAAGAAGAAGCCAGACAAAGATTTAATAAGATGCTTACTGGCTGGGCACGTCACATGATGGAGCTTCGGTTTGGTGAGCACATTTCAAAAATCAATTATATCAACGAACGATGCCACAAGGCAGATATGTTGTGGAAGAAAATGCTGATTCCGGCTATTTTTATAGGGGTTATCACGTTTATTACGTTTGTCCGTTTGATATGGGTTTTACTGTCTAAATTCAATTAAATCAAGTTATAGCAATGGATGAGATACTAATCCACGAAAGCCGGAAGTCAAAACTTAAATGGAAGGATATTCCTAAATTTAAGGACAGTTACCGTTGGCCTGTAGTTCAGATACAGGAGCATGAAGGTAGCCTTCACTTTAAGTTTTCCGGTGGTTCCAAATACTCTCCAAATACTTACTTTACCATTGAAGATTACCGGAAATATACGGCTTTGGAGATATTCAATATCCTCGTCAATATAGGTTTCTATACACGGCACAGCCACGATGCAGTATTGAAATTCTACCACGATAGAGGACTGGATTTAGGCTTTACAAGAAACTTTTTAAAATCATTAAAAGCATAGTACTATGTCAGCAGAACATAATATGATAAATGAAGATTTTGTCACTTTTGAAGTATCCAAACTTCTTCAGGACAAAGGATATAGAGAAAACTGCAGGGCCGTTTACATATCGGCTGAAACTGGCATATCAAAACTGGTTGTATTGTTATTCACCTCAAGAAAGTTTGGCGACCTGATAAGGGGTGGAAACGGGTCCCAGTACGAATACCTGGCTCCCACGCTATACGCCGCTCAAAAATGGGTCCGCACAAAAGGAAAGATCCACATCGTTGTCGACCTCAACAAACATGGATGGTACTACCGCCTGTACGACACAGAGGATTTGTCTCTCATATCGCAGATGGATGGATATACCGACACATTCGAGAAAGCTTTGAACGACGGAATAAAAGAGTCATTAACCTACTTATAAGAATCAGACTATGTTTACACAACCTTGTTTTATCCGGAAGAACACACCGGAACTGCGGAAAAAGATTCAGGAAATGGGGCAAAGGGCCAATACTCTTGACGATTTTAAGGGAGAATGGTTGGCGGCTAATTACGGAATGTATATTTCCGTGCAAGATGGATTTCAGCATCTTCATCCGAACGACATTGACTGCGGTACTAACGAAGACCTATTTCTGGCAATAGCAGCATTACGCGACGATACGGATAGAGGACAATGGTTCGTGAAAAATGATGAAAATGTTTGGCTGCAATGTGTGGATAATAAGTTTGTATTTTATACCTGGATAAATGAATCCGGATCTTATGAGGAGAAAGACATTTCAATCTTATACCACAAAGCCACCGTTCAGGAACTAATTGAACATTTTAATATAAAAGGCAGATAGATTTGCTTACATTGAAGATTTAACGCCTGAAATAGAGGACTTATTATGAAATGGGAAACAAAAGGACAATTAGCTAAAGCCTTAAATAACGGCAACAATAAAAAAGTCTGCGATATTATTCTGAGCAATGAAATGGATATGCAGGCGTGGGACATGTTTGTTTTCGGCATGGATCTAAATAAAAGTGATGATTACATGAGTTTGTATGATAAACTTTTTTCCGTAAAAGACGAGTATATAAAGCAAGCAGGGATAGTAGCAACACTTAGATTTCGATATTTACTTTCAAAATTAGGAATAATAGATCGAATTATGGCAAAGAAAGAATTTGAAATAGGAGAAGTTTTTCAATGTGGACTTGTAAAGCTTAAAGTAGTAAAACAAGAAAAGATTGGAACTTGTACAGGATGCGCTTTGAATGGGTTGGAATATTGTACAGCTGTACAAGAATTTATTGGCAGTTGTTACCATGCTGACAGAGAAGATAAAACGGATATAGTGTTTGAAAAAGTGGAGGAAAAGCCATGATATTCATACCAGAAGATTTCAAATTCAACCACATTAAAAAGACCAACATCGTGGCAAAGCGCCTTATGGAAGGAACCATAAGAGAGATAAAGAAATGTCCCAAAGAAGATAGGGAGATGTTACTCTGTCAGTGCGCACCATGGAGACCAGATGACTATAATATAGAATACAAGGAAATGTCAAACGGATTCAAGATATTCAAAAGATACCTGAATATAAAAGGATTCCAGGATGTAAAATACTTCGAGCATATAGACCGTTTGGGTTGGACCGTGTTTTTTTATCTCCGGTTTGAAATTGACAAAGACTTGATAGAATCATGCCAAATGCTAACGTCGAAAAAAAATAAAAAGTAAAGTTTATGGACGCAATACGATTTTTAAAGGGACGCATGAAAGTATGGTGCAGAAGCCGGGTAAGATGGGAGAGAGAAAATCTTTACCTTCTCCCCAGTGGAGATTTCACAGATGACCAAGGCCGGCTGCACAGGCGCGAAAACCATACAGCCTATGTCACCCTGGAGGATGCGATTTCTGGCATCCGGATGGTGGAAGAAAAGTTCCTTTCCGATAAAGAAACAGAACTTCAACGGTTAGAATCGGAGAATTACTTATTGCATAAAGCCAGAGAAATATCTGGGGAGGCAACAGATATAGAAAAAAAATAAATGTATAACCTACGAAAATACATTAGAGGAGAAATTAAAAGAAGTAAGAATGGATTACATTTTTGGTAAAATTACTTTAGAGGAAGCAATTAAAATAATTAACGGAGAGAATAGCCTATGCCAACCACAATCAAGCGAATAGTGAGCGTACTTTACCGGGCACGCACCAATAAATACGAGGTGCAGGCTGTGGCCGAAAAGAATGGCCGGCCATGTGTTATCACGCTGTATTATAGAAATGAAAAAGAAGCAAGAAAACTAAAGAAAGGAGAGTAATAGATGAAAACAATTGAAGCGATAAACCTGAACAAACTGAGAGATGAAGCCTACCAGAACGCAGTAGAACACGGCTGGCACGACGAGGATTTAAGTACCGAGCATTTCCTTTGTCTGGTCATTAGCGAGCTGATGGAAGCTGTGCAGGCCGAAAGAAAAGGAAAACGGTCCGATATGGCAAAGTTTAATGAATGGCAAGGAAACAATACCCCATTTAGCGAAGAAACCCGAGTAAGAAGATTTCAGGAAGATTTTGAAGCGTATATAAAAGATAGTGTGGAAGATGAACTTTCCGATGTCTGCATCCGTATGCTTGACCTGGCAGGTTTGCTGGGAGTTAGTTTCTTAGGGGTAAAATTCCCGCTTGAGATAAAGGAAGAGACATACAAAGATAAAAGCCAGGATACTTTTACAGAGTGGTGCTACAATCTGACAAGATTTATCGCATCGTATAATGTGTGTCATATTACCACTCTTCAATTCTTTGTAAACATATTACAAGAAGTGTTTATTATGTCCAAAATCAAAGGATTCGACCTCCTCTGGCACATCGAACAAAAAATGAAGTATAACCGCACCCGTCCGCGCATGCACGGGAACAACAAATTTTAATTATGAATACCGCAGACTTAATCATCAGCATCGTTTTTGTTTGCATTAACTCCACCGCGCTATTCCTGATTTACCGGTCCATATCGCGATGGATGACCCGAAACGAGAAGAAAATAGACGACCTGTATCACGCCGTCCTCAAAATTGACGACTACATAAAATACAGCCCTCACACCATTGACGCGGTTTACATCGACGCACAGAACAGGCTAATCGAACAGTTTGTGAAAGATGAAGATTATGAGCGGGCTTCCATCGTCAAGAAAAACCGGCAGTTGGTAGAAGCTGCTGTACTCGAAGAAATGAAACGCCGCATGAAAGAAAAGGAAGCAGAACTTTTCAAAGACTCAATAAACAAAGAATATAACCAGAAGAAAGGAGACACGAAAGAAGGATGATTTTTAGTCCTTCATAAACGAAGCTTGTACAATAAGTTTTATCTACTGGTCGAATTAAAACGATAATTAATCACAATCTGATTCATTTTTAAGGAGGCGTAGAAGTGTATGTAATAGCACTTTTACGCCTTTTTCTGTCAACAAAAGCCGTATTTCGTCACATAAATTCCAAACTGGCGTAGTATCGCCACTGTGGCCGCGCTTAATAGACACTTTTGCTGCGTAGTTACGCCATTTGAGTGGCGTAGGCACGAAACTTTTGGGAAAATCGTTCCGGCACAAAGAGAAAATCGCTTAGAAAATCAATTCAGTATCAAATATTACAAGTTTTACACACCCTTTGCAAAACATTTTGCAATTTGATAATCAGTTAGTTAAGTATTATTTGTAAGCAATTTTGCAAAGCTTGCGAAGCGTTGGCGAAATTTTTGCAATGAATAACTATCTGATAATCAATTAAAAGTATTGTACTTTTTGATATTTTGCCGATTTTTCACGAAAAACGAGTTTACAAAATCTTTAAAATAAAAATTTTTTGTAGGGTAGAGAAGGGTGTACATCAGTCGAATCATTTCTTCCTGTGAGCGTCCGAATGGGGAAGGAATCCGAAGGGAAACCTGAAAGAACGAAAGGAGGGAAAGGTCGGCCTGCGGAACGCGGGACGACAAAGCACGCCTTTCCCCTTTCGTTCTACTTCCTTTATATCCAACTTCATCGTATAACAAAGAAAGCTACGCAATGGACATAAGAGAAAAAGCCGGACAGCCTGAAATCTGTTCTTTACCGAAAAATACGTTTTCTTCACTTCAAAATTAATGAACAATCGGCAATAACTATTTATTTATTATTTATCATCCACTATAAATAATTGATAATTAAATAAATATGTATTGAAAAGTGTCTTGCAAGAAAATTGCACAGCTTTGCAAAATCGTGAAAAACACGCAAAACAAGGCACCAGACGCTTAACTTTTTTTTGTTGAATGAAATTCCGATTGGTGTTGAATCGTCCGTAACTTGCTGTTGATTAATTGATTTACAGACTTTATCTTACTACCATGCCAAAAAATTCAATGAATGAGCAGCGTCACTCATGCTTCCTTAAAGTGAGTGATTATTATAAGAAATACTTCGAAATAAAGTATGGAACTCCGGTCAGGTTTCCTCAGAACAGCCTTCTGGGTGTATATATGAAGACTCACTTGTTCAGAGATGCAGATTTTTCGGGTATAACAGATTTTTCCTATAATGAAGTAGCCTTTCATTTGAAACCTCAGAAATCATTATTTACCGCTCAGTTTAAAATGTTGACTGAAAAAGAGAAAGAAGATTACCTGGAGTTGGAAATGCCTGAAAGCGTCTGCAAATTTAGCGGTGAGGTGAAAGTGGATAAGTTTTTTCACCTGAATATCAACGGGAGTAAGAAGATAAGGAATGAATTGAAACGTGAGTTTTGGTATGATTTCGCCAGATTTCATGATGACTGTATTTTCCGGGCAAATAGAATGGGCGAACATGTTACTTCCGAAGATGTCATGTCTGATTTCATTGTTTTGTACGATATAGACATGAAAAGATTTGAGAGCATGATGCGATATTGGTGGAGAATCAAATCCAGAATGAAGTCTGACATCAAAGTGAGAAAAGAAGAGCTTGAGTCGAGAACCGGAAGAATCTGTATATACACGCCATAAATTTATACATGAATAGCAATAAATAAAAGTTAAAGAAACGAAGAAAGTTGGTGCGATTTGTCAGTAACTTTGTCAGTCGCCATTTTCAACCACAAAACAACACATAAATCATGAATTGCAGCGAGAATTATTACGAGTTGATAGGCAGCATTGAAGCTTATCCGGACGACGCGGTTACGTTTTCCCGCCCGTTCAATATTGAGAAGAAAAGTGACAAACCTGATTTTTCTGTGTCGGGCGACCGTAAGATTTCCATTCAGATGAAACCGAAATCGGGGAGCCTGAAGGAGAGCGCGGAAACCAGCGTGGCCGGCGACTCTTACGAAGTGACGGTGAGTTGGGAGGTAGAGAGGGTGACGCAAGAAACCTATTTACAGCTTGAAACGCTGAAAAACAGCACTAACCATTTGATTGTAAGAACATTTGGCGACGGTGAAATGTTTGTGCGTGCCGTGAGCGACGGTTATGAATTTCAGTATGAGGAAGGCGACGGCGTGATTTCGTGCACACTCACCATCCGCAACGTGACCGGCGCACAGCGTGTGGTCTGACAGCTACACCTTATTATATATATTGCTTTTTTCTTTCCGTTGGAATGCCGTTCCTGCATACGTGTGTGGGGCGGCATTTTTTCTTTGGGCCTTTCTTTTTGTGCGCGTTTTTCTTTCGTCCTGCAGGTAAATCTTCATTATCGTCTTTGTGGCATTCTTCAATTTCTTTGCGTCCGCCGCAAATTTCTTTTTTTCGCACAAACTCCTTGTGTTTTACAACATGCTCATTCTTAGCAGGTTTTTATTTGCAGAGAAAATCCGTTTGAGCATCCGCATATTTCTGTAATTCACGCATTTAGTCATTTTTTGTGTCCTTCATCACCGCATTTCGCGTGCGTAATTTCGTGATGTAATCAATTAATTATCAAACGAAAATGGCAACAAGAGCATTTCACGAAATCATGTCTACGCGATTCTGGGACTTTTACCCGGAGTCTCTGCATGCTTACCGGAGAACGATTCTTGACAACATTGCCTCACACCGTCCTTACGAGAAGCCGGACGAGCGGACCGACCGACCTTACTTCCTTTCTTCGCGCGACGGGTTTACGGAGAAAACCTACGTGGGTAATTACGACCGCATAACCTACTGGTACGATTTGGAAGAAGACGACCGCATCATTTCGGTTATCGACGTACAGGGCCCCATTCTTCGTAATGGCGACCTGTGTTCCTACGGAAGCAAGGAACACAAGGACATCATCATGCGTGCTTCTGACGATGCGCATACCATCGGATTTATTATCGAGATGGACAGCCCGGGCGGTAGCAGCATGGCGAAGTACGACTATGAGATGGCCCTCAACTACGCCCGATCAAAAGGAAAGAAGATTGTGGGTCACATCGACGGGATGTCCTGCAGTGCCGGTTATGCGCTGATGGCTCTGTGCGACGAAGTGTATTTCACCAATCCGCACGACACGGTGGGATGTATCGGTACTATGTGCGCGATGCTCACTAACAAGGACGGCGATGTGAACACCGTGACTCAGGAACGGTACGCCGAGATTTATGCCGACGGATCTCCTTATAAGAACAAGGAGTACCGCGACGCGGCCGAGGGGAACTATGACGGCATCAAGGAAGAGCTGAACCGGCACTGTGCCGACTTTCAGCAGATGGTACGCGAGCGCCGTCCCAGAGTGACGGACGACCAGCTGACCGGAAAAACTTTCGATGCGGGCGATGTGGTGGGTACCATGGTCGACGGTCAGGGCGACTTCAAGTTCTGCGTGAACCGCGTGCAGCAGCTGGCCGGAGTGAGTCAGAGTCAGAAAGGAAATTCGTCCGGAGCCTCACGCGAAGACAGCAAACCATCAGGAATCAAGGAAGAAAAGCAGCCGGGAACACAGGAACAGGCTTCTGTGGAGCAGCCGGCATCAGATAAAACAGAATCACAAACTCAAAAACAAGCAACTATGGCAAAAAGCTATCCATTTATTCAGTCGGCTGCAAAGGTAAACTCCCTGGTAGTCGAAGAAAACGGCGGTTTCTACATGGTGGAAACCATGGCGGACAATGTAGAAGAGTTCGTCATGAAAGCTAAACAGACGGAATCTACGCTGGCTGCAAAACTCACGGAAGTAGAACAGCTTAATGCAACCATCGAACAGATGAAGAAAGACCATGCGGAAGCACTGGCCAACCTGAAAGCGGAACACGAAAAAGAGGTTTCTTCATTGAAGGACGCTCATAAGAAGGAATCGGAAGAACTGACAGCGAAGCTGAATGAAGCTCAGAAGAGCATCGAACAGAAGGATGAGGAAATCAAGGAGCTGAGCGAAACGGCACAGCTGGAACCTACTCCGCAGGACCCGCCGAAAGACAACAACGGAGGTCAGGAAAGCGGACAGTTCCATGTGCAGAGCGTATGCGGTGAAAACATGAGCTGGGGCGAAAAAGCTGAAGCCCGCCGCAAGCGTGATGCTGAAATCAGCAAAGCACGATAAGAGATAAGAACACGACACAAAAACTAAACCAGACACAAACAATATGGCTACAAAGTTATACGCACTCAGTGAAGAGAATGTATCGCATGTAAAAGACATTCTTGCTCCGGACATCATCGAAAGCCCGGTTCTCGATAACATGGCAGTGTTCAACAAACTTCGCATCAAGGTTATCGAAGATATTGAATACGCACAGACTCAAATCATTTTCCGTCGTAAGGGTGGTGAAGCCCGCCGTTACAAGGAAGGTTCTACGCTGAAGTCAACCCTTGGTTTCATGGACGAAAGCAAACTGGTGATGAACCAGATTTGGTCACGTTACTACGAAAACCTTCAGAACTTCCGCGAAAAACAGCCGTTCAGCATCCTGGGTTCAAACGGAACCTACAATGCACCGGTTACAGAATTTATCCTTCGTCAGATTGGTAAGCAGTTTGCCGGCGATAACCTGAGCAACCTTTTCTTCGGTAACATTGAATTGGGAGAAGACGACCCGCTCAGTCTGTACAACGGTTACTGGACTATCATTAACAACCTTATTAATCAGGGTAAGATTTCTTCCAAGGAAGGAAACCTTGTGGCTTGCGACCCGATTAACGAAGGTCCTGAAACTCAGGATGGAGAATACTTCGACGCATTTGTAGAATGGGTGGAAGGATGGCATCCGCTGTTGCGTAACGCTCAGGAAGTAATCGTTTACATGTCGCCGAAGCAGAAGCGACTCATTACCCACAGCTACATGCGTAAGTTTACCGGATTGCAGACTACAAGTGCAGGCGGTGAAGGATTCTCATTCGTGGGAATGGAAAACATCAAGATTGTAACCGACGGTATTATTGGTAAGGGTAATCGTATGATTGCAACTCTCCCTGAAAACCTGCAGTTCGGTCTTGACCGTGCAAGCGACTGGAACTCGGTGATGATGAGTCACGACCCGAACGACTTGAACGTGCTGATTTTCCAGGTACAGTCTACCGTAGGCGCACGTATTCTGGACATCGCACCATCCAAGTTCTGTGTGAGCGACGGTACTATCGAACAGATTGAACAGCTGAACGGTGACTACCAGAAGAATACCCTGACCGTTACTTCCAACAACGAAGAATGGGGTAAGGTAACGCTGTCTCCGCAAAAGGATGTATATACGAAGGACGAAACCGTGAAACTGACTCCTGCTGCTGAATCTGGATACAAGTTCAAGGCATGGAGCGACGGTGCAACAATCTCTCCGCGTGACATCGTTTACAACGGATACCCGACCTACCTTCAGGCCATCTTCAAACCGGAAGGCGAATAATAACCCGCCCGCTGAGATAAAACAGGCTGCCAAGTTTGGCAGCCTTCACAACACAAACACAAACTTTTAAAACCAGACAATTATGGCAGAATTATCATGCGACTTAATGGATATTGGTCAGGCTGCTGCCGGTTGCGAAGAACAGTTTGCCGGTATCGGTAATCAGATATATGTAGCCTATCCGGAAGATTTGAAAGCACCTCCCACATACGATGAGAGAAAAGCGGCTTTTGCTTCAGGAGCATTTACTTTCAAGGCCAGTAAAGGAGCCTGGAAGTTCCGTATTAAGAAACAGAGCGGACAGATTTCTTCAACTGGTAACGAAGGGGCAAAAGGATACAACGTACAGCTGATGTTTACCATAGACAAGGACGTGGAAAACGCAGCTCATGTGCTCCGCATCCTGAAAAACCGTGGTGACGCTATTTTCTTTGCAGAAAACCCGTCAGGAGGTTATTACGTAGTGTACGACCCTACTTTCGGTACGGAAGTTAACAACAACTACGACAGTGGTACTACTCCGGATTCTGATAGCGGTCATGCAGTAACTGTTACCAGCAACCCGAACAGATACTCCCTGACTACCTGGGACGGAACTCTGACTATCAAATCGGGACTGGGATAACGATTATACAAACTTCAAAATAAGACAATTATGGCAGAATTATCATGTGACTTAATGGATATTGGTCAGGCTGCTGCCGGTTGCGATGAACAGTTTGCCGGTATCGGTAATCAGATTTATGTCGCTTATCCGGAAGACCTTACGGCAAAGCCTGTATATGAAGCATCTAAAGCTGCATTTACTGAAGCTTCTTTTGCTTTTTCTCCTGGTAAGGGAGCGTGGAAGTTCCGTATCAAGAAACAGAGCGGTCAGATTTCTTCAACTGGTAACGAAGGTGCAAAGGGCTATAACGTACAGCTGATATTTACCATCGACAAGGACGTGGAAAACGCAGCCCATGTGCTCCGTATCCTGAAGAACCGTGGAGACGCTATTTTCTTTGCGGAAAACCCTGCAGGAGGTTACTATGTAGTGTACGATCCAACTTTCGGTACGGAAGTGAACAACAACTACGACAGTGGTACTACTCCGGATTCTGACAGCGGTCATGCGGTAACAGTGACCAGCAACCCGAACCGCTACTCCCTGACTACCTGGTCGGGTACATTGACGCTGAAATCAGAGGCAAGTTTAGGAGATGGAGGATAACCGTTTGATTTGCATATCTAACAAACGAAAAAGTGGATGAAAGTCCGGCACTTGCTAATCGGTGCCGGACTTTTTTATGTCCTTCAACGACATATTGGTTTTCCCTACTTTTGGGGTAAAGTAATTGAAAAACAAAGGTTATGATTACAGAAAAAGAATACTTAAAAGACTACAGAACCATGAACGAGGAAGAAAAGAAAGATTATCTGGACCGGGTGAAACGATGGACGGACGAAACTTTTCCGGAACTGCTGGCGCTGGCCGAATGCTGGATGAAGGTGCCTGTGAAGGATTTCGACGAAGGATGCCGTCTGGTGTCGGCCATTGTGCGGGCAAAAGACTTCCTTCGCGACGTACAGCGCTATGAAGCCCGCCGTGCACTCAACAAGATGAACCTGTTCCTGCAGGAAGTACGGAAGAAATCCGGACTGGCCAAGAAAGCCACTCGCGGTCCGGTTGGAACCGTTCGTTACAAAGCGATAGTTCCTGATGACGGTGCGCCCGATGAAGAAGGAAACATGACCGCACGCCAGTACGAAGAGCAGGAAGTGGACGGCCGCAGACCGAAAGAATTTGCCCTCTATAAAGATAAGCTGCCGAAATCTCTCCGCGACAAGGGAGAAAAAGAACTTTCCACCATGTACCTGGAACTGGCCGAGTATCGCGGCACGCTGGAAGTAATGGCCGAAAACCCCAACGTAAGCGACGAAGCACGTGCCGACATGGCACAGAAAGCCATCGCATCGGAGCAGAAAATCCGCGCGTTCTGGACCAATGTGGATGCAGCCCTTAACGGTACCTACACCGAGCCGGAAACTTCCACAGCCGACAGCATGAAACGTCCTGGCGACTTTACCCGTGCCGAGATAGAAGCCATGAAGGATGTACGCCAGCAGGAAGTGTGCCGCAAGGCCCGCGTGGAAGGAAACAAGAAATACATCAACCGCAGCGACGTGAAGATTACCGAGGAGTACAAGGAACAGCTTCGCCTTCGTATCGAGGAGCTGATGGAATGGGGAGAAAACCTGCCTAAGAAAACGGCAGAAGTAGCTACTGCAGCAGGCATATCCATTCCCGGTGTAAACGCTCCGGTTGCATCCGTACAGGCAGAGACAAAGCCTGCTTACACCGAAAATCAGGAGCCAAAGGTATCGGAAGGAAAAGCAGAAAAACGATCCGAAAATACCGAAAAACGTACAGAAAAAGAGGAAAAGCGTGCCGAAACAACGGAAAACCGTACAGAAACGGCGGAAGAACCGAAAAAAACTACAGAAACCGCACGCAAGAAAGTAGATCCTACTGAAAGTGTAACCGAAGGCCAGATGAAAGGAGGTGCATTATGAGAATAATTGAGCCATGCTGCTACCACAAGCAGCTGGAAGGAATGATTGACGAGTGCAGCGAGAAGCATACGGCTGCTAACTTCTTCAGCTACTCCGACTGGGACATGTGCGACCTCCTGGGCACGCTGTCCGGCTACTGTTCCGGAGGAGAAATGGGTATTGTCATGGTGCGGCTCGATGTGAAGCTCATTCAAACCATCCGTCGTATTCTTTCGCGTGTGAAGCCCGATCCTACAAATCCGTCGAACCATTTTGCTGACGTCAGCAAAATGATACTGGTAGCGCAGCCTGCATCCACAGGAGCCACCTTCAACCAGCGTCAGGAGATTCGCACGCAGTTGGGCGATTTTATCAAGTCGGGACGGCTGGTGGTGTGTGAGGACAATGTGGGTTTCCGCTGCGTCACGGTGAAGAGCAAATCGCACAGCCTGGTTATTCAGGGAAGTTTGAACACCCAGCGAAGCAACGCCATGCAGATGTTTACGCTTACCACTTCTCCGGAAGAGTATGAGAATGTTGCGGAGATGTTTCGGATGAAGGAGCATACCAAAAGCATTATGAAATAGCAGTTGGTTTGGTCATGAAAATTGTTTCGTGACCAAATACAAATGATGGTTTAAAGATACGCACAATAATAAATTAAGAAGATTATGAAGAAATATATCAGAACAGAAGAAGTTCAGGCTACGGAAGCAATTCTGAAAGGTGGTAATATTTACCTTCCTACGGATGCAATCCCCAAAACCATGGAACCGAGAGTGGAAGGATACAAAGTAGTAGATTCCAATGGATGCGTCAGTTTTATTCCCAAAGCGGAATTTGAGAAAAGATACAAATGTGTTGAAACAGTCTAAAAACCCCAATACAACTATGAAATATAAGAAAAGACCTGTGGTTATTGAAGCTGTAAGATGGGATGGTTCAAACGCCTTGGATATTTTGACATTTGCTGGATTTGATAAAAAGAATATCGGTGATATTTATGAAAACTCTAGCATTTTGATTTATACGTTAGAAGGAAATATGACTGCTAATGTAGGAGATTACATCATAAAAGGAGTAAATGGAGAGTTCTACCCATGTAAACCTGACATCTTTGAAAAGACCTATTTACCAGTGAATGAGAATGGTGATTCGATGTGTTTCGGTGATGCGATTGAAGTCCTCAAACAAGGTGGAGCAGTCCGCAGAAAAGGCTGGAATGGTAAAGGAATGTTTGTCGTCAAGCAGGTTCCTTCACACATTGGGAACGATGTAATACCGAAAATGCAATCACTCCCTCAATCCGCCAAAGACATTATTCTGAAAGGCAAAGGATTTATTAATTACACGTGCCAGTGTCTTATTTACAATGAGAATACCGGTCGTGCTGACTCATGGAATCCTTCCATAGCGGATGTGTTTGCTGAAGACTGGGAGATTTTACAATGATACAAATCTAAAGAATCGGGGGAAATCAGTTAAACATTTCCCCTGATTTATAAGCACAACACGGAAACACAAACTATGGCAAGCGAAATAGCACAACGATTCTACGACCTGCTGCGGAAGCACTTTGAAACGGGTGTGCCGTGGCAGAACATGGCCTTTACCGACGAGCAGAAAAAACGGGTGGAAGTCTGCCTGGATGCGTACAAGCGCTTTGAGGAGGACCCGTTCATGAATCTGCGGCAGTACATCATCAACCGGTGGAAACGAACGTACAGTCAGTTGGGAGGCGACCTGAAGGTAATAGACTTCATTTCGTCGTTCTACGCCAATGGACAGCGAAACATTTCCTCGATGAAGGTGCGCCACGCTGCCGACCTGATGATGCGAAACGGGGCCGATACGGGCGACATGAAAGCGGTGTACAACGGTGCCAGCCTGCTCACCAAGATTGACCGTCTGGATCAGCCGGAAACACCGGAGGAACTGGGCGATGAACTGATACGCATGCCGGTAGTCATTACATCGGATGTCAAGAAGAAATTCCCGAACAAAACCGGTCACGACAGCGAGGAAATGCGCCGCCTGAGAAAGAAGTACGGCGTGAAGCTCGACCAGTGGCAGGAAATGGTGGAAGACGAAGAAGGAGTATATGTAAGCGAGGGACAAAACGCTCCGGACGAGGAGTACGATGAAGTAAACCGGGACGATTTCACACAACCGGAAGAGGAGGAATAAACCATGGCACGACGAAACGACTATGAATCCGCCCGCGAGGAATCACTCCGACGGGCACAGCGTCACGCCTCGGCATTGTCGGGCGTACAGGAAGCGGAGGAGCAGGAAACTGCGGCCAACTACATCTACATGAATCCGGCCCAGCGTGCGGTGTACAACTACCGATGCCGGAATACCACCGTAGAAGCAGGTCGTGGTACAGGTAAAACCGACGGACTGATTACGCCCGAAATGGCCGGTTGCATCCAGTCCATGCCGCGCGGAACCGGACTTTTCTTAGGTAACAGTATCAAGCAGCTTTTCACAAAGACCGTACCTAAAACGCTTTACTCGCTGGAGCGAATGACCGGACTGAAGGAGGGAGTCCATTTCTTTCGTGGACACGCTCCTGCAAAATGCAATTTCAAGGAACCCATCGTAAAGCCGAAGGTGTGGGAAAACTGCATCCACTTCTGGAACGGATTCGTGTACTACATGATTTCTACCGGAGTGAAGGCTGCTGCCAACGGTATGGACTCGTGCTCCATTATCGGCGACGAGTGCCGTTTTATGCCTGAAGGACTGATTAAGGCCGAAATTCTTCCTACGCTTCGCGGTATCAACACCAATCATCCCGGATTCGATGAAAACCTGAATCCGTATTACAAGAGTATATTCTTTGTAAGCGATGCACCGCTTACAAAGCGTCAGGCATGGCTCCGGAAGCGCCGTGACGAGCAGACACCGGAAATAAACCGGAAGATTGCGGAGATGATACGTGAGGCACAGATCTGCCCGGAAATCGTGCAGTCCCCCAAATACCAGCGTGAGCTGAACAAGCTGCGCTGCCAGGCCAGCATCTACTTCTCCTTTTCCAGCATAGAAAACATCGACATTCTGGGCGAACAGTTCATCCGCACCATGCAGAAAGAACTTACCCCCACCATGTTCGACATCTCCATCCGCAACGTCGAGAAGGAAGAAATCAACGACGGCTATTATGCAAACTTCGACCCCGACGTGCACTGTTACCTCAGTAACGACGAAGAGCAGCTGGAAGCCGCACAGAAATACAAGAAACGCACCATTACGCAGATATACAACGGCGGGCGTACCCTGCGTGTAGAGTCGGAAAGCATCGACCTGAACGAGCTTTCCAAGGCACAGGACTGCTGTCTGGATACTGACATAAAGCCCGGAGAACCGCTGCGCATCGCCTTCGACTACAACGCCCACATCAACTGTCTGGTGATAGGGCAGACCGACAGCCGGAGCAACACCGGCGTGCTGCGCATACTCAACAGCATGACCAACGTAAAGAACACCCGTATCGAGGGACTTTGCAAGATGTTCTGCAAGTATTATGAGCCGCACCGCCTGACCTGCCGCGACGTGATTTTCTACTACGACGACACCGCCAAGCAGGGAGCCGCCTACGCCAGCGAGCGCCACGAAGAAACCCGTTTCTACAACATCGTAAAGAAAGTGCTTCGCAGTCACGGATGGAACGTCATCGAAGTACCCATGGGACGGCCCATGAGCCACAACAAGAAGTACGAGTTCCTGAACGGTTGTTTTGCCGGCACTCAGCGCCCGTTCCTTCGCATCAATAAGGAGAACAACGAGTATCTGATTGCCTCCATGGAGAATGCACGTGTGAAGGAAGGGCGCAACGGTTTTGAGAAAGACAAGAGCCAGGAAAAGAACCGCGTATCGAAGGAAGTGGACGACATCGAGGCAGAATTGAGTACACGTACAGACCTGAGCGACGCATTCGACACGCTGGTAATCGGTGTGCGCTATTACGGATCGGGCCGCATGATAGGCGTGGGTATGCCGATGTCGGCTTAATTAAGAATGAAGAATTAAGAATGAAGAATTAAGAATGAGCAAGAAGAAACTGAAATATCAGGACCCGGCCCTGCAGCCGCCCAAAGCGCTGATGCAACTGGTGGATGCCTTTACCGACACCTACAAGCCGGTGGAGCGTGAGGAGTATGCCGACGAAGTGTTTACCGTGCGCCGCATCCGTGAATACTTCCAGGCATGGCCCATTCCGAAGATGCCCGACCCGCTTCCGCCGTATCTGGTGGAACTGGAGCGCAGGGGATTCGCCATGCAGACGGCCTACGACGGACATCCCGCCCTGTTCTGCGTCCGCTGGCATGTGGACGAGGAAATCTGCACTGCCGAAGAAACGCACGACAAAGAAGCCGAAGTGCGCACCGGACTGGTGAGCATGAAAGCCCTCATAGCCCGCCGCATGATGGAGCGTCCGGCAGACGATGGCGACGATGAAGAAGACGAATTGGGCGAAGAAGAATAGCCCTGATAGAAACGATGACCCCCGCCCGCTTCAGGGAAGACGGACAGGGGTGAAGTGAGAGTTTTAAAACACAATGCAAATATAAGGAAAAATAATTTATAATTGTCATTGATTTTATATTTTCCACCGAATTTTAGCTATTTTTGCGTGTAATGCAACAATTTTAATATATTACAGCCATGAAAATGCGCAGACTTATCAAGGCACTTTTCAGCAGGAAGAAGAAAAATGCCGCAGCCATATACCTGTCACGGTTTGACACCATAGATAAAATGATACGTGAGAAACTGATTGGGATTGACGTGAAAGAGTGTTACGTGGCCCTCGACCTCTCCGTGCATCTGCTCTACAAGGACGACGACCGGAAGTATGCCGCATTCTTCGACACCCTCCGCGCTTTCATCAACTATCATCGCGGATATATGGACCTCCCCGTGCTTCAGCCGGAAGAGCGCATCAACTTCTGCGTGAACTTCCGCCGTGAGATACGCTTCGACCTGGAGAATGAAGAGTTTTACGACGAGCCCCGGGTGGAATACATACCGTGGCTGGTAGGATTCTGCCAGTCGGGCACCGTGGTTTACGATGTTTTCGAACAAGGTAAGAAGTGAGTTTTCAGGAATGTATGCTTTTAAGCATTGACAAATGTGCCCGGCTGCGAAGTCGGGCACATCTGTTTAAATTTGATAAATTTGCAAATGCAGCCGCTCTGCCTTTATACGCACGAAGGAAGAACACGAATAAATCAACTATTTAAAACAAAAAAGGAGGATAAAAATGAAACCTCAAACTAAAACGTACAAGCATGTGATAGACTTGTACTTTGAAAGCGTGCCACACAGCATCCGCACATTCAGCGTTCATGGCAATACATTAATTTACATTGAATACGAAGATTATCTGAGCGAACACCATGTAACGGAAGCCCTTCTACGATTATTGGGCACCAGCGTTCTTCTCAGTATCAAGCGAAACTGTTCCGAGCGGCTATTCCAGGAAATACAGCAGCGTTACGGCCTATTCATGAGCCAGCTTGAGCTCTGCGCTGTGATGTCTGAATACGAAGCCTGACGTTTACTCCCCTCCGCATGGTTTTGCGAAGGGGATTTTTTTGTATTTGTTTGTCAAAAATGGAAAATAAAGTTATTTTCGCGGTGAACTTTAAACTTAACAGTTATGGATAAATTTGTTACTATTGATTTTGAGCACCTGACTCCAAATCATGAAACTGCGTGCGCGGTTGGAATGGTAAAGGTAATCAATCAGGTTATCGTGCAGGAATTTTATTCACTTATAAAGCCTGCCCCGGATGAAAGAAAAACGCTAAACACCCATGTGCATGGGATAACTGAGGAAATGTGTGCCAATGCTCCTACATTTGCAGAACTTCTCCCTTTTATGGAATGGTTTACAGAAGGATGTGAAATTGTAGCGCACAATCACGTAACAGAAAAGAGCGTACTTGAAAAGGCTTGCCGTTATTACGGGAAAACAGACAGCACATTGTATCAGCCTTTATTCATCGACACGTACAATTCCACAGGAAAAAGCCTGGAAGAATCTTGCAAAACGGCTGGGATAGAACTTAAAAAGCACCACAACGCGCTGGAGGATGCACGTGCGTGCGCAGAACTTTATATGAAAGTACAGGGTGGAGAAATAGTAAAGCCAAACCCTGATGCGGTAAGTGCTATGGGTTATCAGAAAAAAGATTCAAGCCTTTACGAACTTCTTCCGGACGAAAAGCTGCAAAGAACAGACACTCCATTCTATCACAAGCATATCATTACGACAGGAGAATTTCGGTCATACCCCAATAACAGAAATGCGCTTTTAAAGAAATTGCAACTGTTTGGCGCAATCAATCTGAAAAGTATAACCAAATCTACAGAATGGGCAATAGTAGGAGAAGGAGCAGGCCCAAGCAAAATGGAAAAGCTGGCACAAATGCCAGGAGTAAGAATTATCCATGAAGAGGAACTGATGGAAATGCTCCGGAGTTTAGAATGAGTAAGCAGCATGAAAACACTGATGTACAATAAATTTAGATTCTAAAGCAAAATGAAAAAGTATGTATTGCTGTTTATTGGAATTTTTATTCTGATACCATCATGCAAGGATAAGAATATGGAAAGCCGTTTGAAGCAACTCGCAGAAACAAACAAAGCTCTTCAGGATTCCATTCGCTATTTAAAAGAAAATTTAAAATCAGCAAATATAGAACTGGAAGGATATAAACTTTCTCCTGAAAAGTTATGTGCAGGTATTGAGGAACTTCAATCAAAAAATGATACGATAAAATTATCTGATATTCTAAAAAAACTGAAGAAGTATCATCCGGAATCAGACCAAATTAAAACCGTCGAAAAAGTCATTTCTGAAATAAGAATTGCAGTTCAAAAAAAAGCCGAAGAAGAAAAGAAGAAGCGGATGGCTGCCGTTTCCAAATTAAAGAAAAGGGTAGATGACGTACAGGGAATAACGTGGTATTATAACCCCTATTTCACGCATTATGATAATGTAAGTGGAACTTCAATTTATATGGGAAAATCTTCTTCTGCCGTATGGCTTAGACTGAAAATGTCATACGCAGGAGAAAATTGGATATTCTTTAAATCTGCTTATTTATCTTATGACGGTAACACTAAATTCATAGATTTTGACGAATACAAAGAGAAACATTCCGATAATGATGGCTATGGAGTTTGGGAATGGATTGATATTCCTATGAATAAAGAACTTCTTTCATTTTTGAGGAAAATGGCAGATGGGAAAAAAGTAAAAATGCAACTGTTAGGTGAATATGGAGATTTAAGAAACTTATCGTATCCCGAAAAACAAGGTATTAAAGCTGTACTTTTAGCATACGATGTTTTACGTTCAGAGCCAGGCATGACTACTTTTGAAGATATTTTTTCTGATGAAGATTTAGCTACTGAATAAGGATGTTAATATAATAGATTATGAAAAAGTACGATTTTAATGCGATAATCAAATTATAATTGTTACATTTGCCAAGAAATTAAAAGGGAGGAATGATTATTTCTCCCTTTCCGCTTGCTTTTGTGATATTTGTTGTATATTTGCAATGTTCAACATAAATACAAAAGCAGACGGATGTCTGCAAATAGCAGGCATTTTTTATGTTTGCTTGTACAGCTATACATTAAAATATAGCGGCTGTTTAATCCCGTGGGAACTGTTAATGCACTCCCTACTGCTTTTGTAAGTATGTTGAACGACGGGCCATGAACAGCCGTTTTTCTGTTCTATAACGCCAAAAATGTTCAATATGGCAACAAATCAAATTTTTCAGTACAATGGAACGCCTATCACATTTCAGATAGGAGGAACTCTTATGGTAAACGCCACTCAAATGGCAAAACCTTTTGGTAAACAACCAATATTTTGGTTAAACAATCAATCAACAAAAGAGTTTTTAGCCCAATTATCCGAACTTAGAAATTTAAGTTCGGCTGATTTAGTGAGAGTTACAAAAGGAGGAAACGACAAAAAGCTACAAGGCACCTGGATGCACGAAGATGTAGCCCTTGAATTTGCACGCTGGCTAAGTCCTGCATTTGCCATCTGGTGCAACGACCGTATTAAAGAACTGCTGATGAACGGAACCGTCAGCACCCGAACCACGCAAACCGACTACACATGCAATGAAAACACTCATGGAAGTGTAGACAATCTTTCCGGACTCCTCACAGAAATAGAAGAAGAGCTTTCCGAATCCATTTCCATGCTTCAGCACAAGAAAGACCGTATTTCCTACCTTAAATATCGTCTTGAACGTGAAGAAACCTTGTCGGCAGGAACTGCACAAAGCCAGTTTGAGCAGCGCATATCAAGGCTTGAACAGATGATACAGAATTATCTTTCAGGCGACAGCGGTTCCGTCACGCCTGTAAACAAGAATCCCGAAACTACCACACATCCGTTCTACGCAAAAAAAGACATCCCATGCTACACCGTCAGTGAAATACGCACACGCTTCCGCGATGCCATGCTTGTGCGTCAGATGGCCCGCACCATGAGCCGTGAAAACGGGATAGTGGTACGCACGGCACGCCTTTTCGACTTCCTTCGCCGTGAAGGATGGCTGCTTTCCACACCCGAATGTTACAACGCTCCTTCCGAAGAAAGCACAAAGCGCGGACTGATACTGGCCGCACACTCCAGCGCCACGGGTTCCGGAGTGAAATACTACACACCTTACATCACACGCGAGGGATACGAGTTCTTTTCACGCATCATCATGCAGAAAGGAGGCTACCTATGAAAAAGCGCGAAGCAAGAAAGGCCATAAACGGCTATTTTGGAGAAATAAGACACAGCATTATGTTTACCGTCACACGCCATGGCGTGCTGGCCTATGTGGAATACGAGGATTTTATGCCCGAACACACCGTGCGCCGTGAGCTGGAAAATCTGCTCGGCAGCGGTTGTCTGGTCAGTGTGAAACGCGAGTGCTCGCGCTCACTTTTCAAGGAGATTGTGGACTTCCTTTCGTCCGACACGAGCGGCCAGAAAACCCTTCTTATGATGATGGGAAACTACGTTTCTGCGCACCCCCTCCACAATAGCCTGTAGGGCCACTCAAAACAAATGCAGCAAACTACTTGAGAGGTTTGCTGCATATCGCTCGAAAGGTTTGCCGCAAACCACTTTAGAGGTTGCTGGCGCACGATTCAAAAGCCAGTTTCAGTAGTGTTTTTTGTCCTTCAAAAACGGTCGGTCTGGGAGGTAATTTAGAGTTGTCGAAAGACAAGTAGTACAAACCTTAAAAACACGATTAAACT